CGGCGGCGGCGGCGGCGGCGGCGGCGTGCTCCTGCAGCGCCGCGTGAGCGCCGCGAGCGTCGACGGCACCATCCAGGTCAACGGCGGCGCGCTCGGCGCGGGCGCCGGCACCGGCGCGTCGGGCGCCGGCGGCGCGGTCGGCACCATCGTCAAGATCTCGGCGTAGCTGACGCCGCGCGGACGTTCTCACCCTTGGAGGAGGGCGAACATGGAGCGACAGAAGACGCTCGGCGAGATGCGCGCGGCGCGGTTCGAGCCGACGGACCTGCGGCGCCTGCTGCTCTACCCGAACAAGATCCTTCGCGAGCCGTGCGTGCCGGTCAGTCGAATCACCGACGAGATCCGCGCGCTCGCCGTCGGGCTGCGCGACACCATGCTCGTCGCCGGCGGCCTCGGCCTCGCGGCGCCGCAGATCGGGTCCTCGGTGCGGATGATGGCGGTGCGGCTCAACGACGAGCCGGTCGTCATGATCAACCCGGTGCTCACCGTCGATCCGGGCGCGAAGAAGGAGAGGAAGCTCGAGGGCTGCCTCTCCTTCCCGAACACCTTCATCCCCGTCGAGCGCTTCTTCGAGTGCGGCGTCACCTACGTCGACGTGAAGGACGGCGAGCCGCGGACGTTCATGCTCAGCGGTCTTGAGGCGCGCGAGGTGCAGCACGAGATCGAGCACCTCGACGGGAAGCTGCTCATCGACCACGCGTCGGTGCTGAAGCGCGAGATGATGAACCGCCACGCCAGGAAGAACGCGGGCGGCTACATCGCCTACGAGAAGACGCCGGAGCGCGTGGCGGCGGACGCGGCGCGCGCGGCGGCGCTGCCCGAGGGCGTGCACGCGCCGACGGTGATCGTGCAGGAGGCGGCGGCGGCCGCCGCGACCTGATGGCGCCGCCGCAACTCGACATCGTGCCGGTCGCGGAGAAGGAGCGCACCGAGCGTCAAGAGCACGTCGTCGCGCTCCTGAAGGAGATGCTCGTCGACGCCGAGGCGGGTCGCATCGAGACGCTCGTCGCCGTGGTCGACGAGGGCGAGCACCTCTACATGCGGTGCTCCCCGATGCTGAATCGCTACGAGACCGTCGGGAAGCTCGAGTGGGCGAAGCTGACGATCCTCGAGCGCGGCGTGGTCGATCGCCCGAAGGGGTAGTTCCATGGCCGCTTCGCTCCCCGTCGAGGATCGCGCGCCTGGCCGCGACGCTCCGGTGCGCGCGACGAAGAAGCAGATCGCCGATGTGCGCCGCGAGATGGCGCGGGTCAGCGAAGAGGTGGCAGCGCTGCACGAGCCGGCGCTTGCGAAGGTGCTGCCCGTCCTGAAGCGGGCGATGGTCGAGACCGCGCAGAAGTACGAGCGGTGGCTGCGCGACGTGCCAGACGGCGATCTGCGATTCACCGCGCAGAAGTATCGCTCGGTGCTCGCGAGCCTCGAGCAGGCGTTCCGCGACATCGAGCAGCGCGTCGGCGGCGCGGTGCTCGATCAGCTCACCGATACGTCCTATCGCGCGGCGCGCCTCGCGGCGAGCACCCTCGAGAACGAGATCGCGCGGCTGTCGGGGATCTTCGCCGGCGCCGAGCAGCGCGTCTCGATCAACCTCGTCTCGATCATGGCGAGCGGCGACTCCTACCTCATCCCGAGGTTCGAGACGTCAGCTGCGCGCTACGCCGACGCGCACTACGAGCCGGGGCGCGGCGAGGCGGCGCCGACGAACATCGCCGACGACATCCGCGAGTCGCTGGCGGTCTCTCTCGCGTCGAAGGAGTCGATCTACGAGGCGACGAACCGGCTGGTGAAGCTCGGCGGGCCGACGGGCCTGGTCGCGCTGCGCGGCATCAAGGGACAGCCAGGCGCCGTCGTCGAGGACATCGCCGAGGGGCTCTTCAATCGCTATCGCCCGTGGGCGGCGCGCATCGTGCGCACCGAGACCTCGGCGGCGTACGCGTACCAGAACCACCAAGCGCTGTGGCAAGCGGCGAAGCAGGTCCCGGGACTCGCGCGCATCTGGTCGGCGACCGGCGATCGTACGTGCGCCGAGTGCCGCTCGCTGCACGGCACGGTGGCGCCCATCGGCGGCTCGTTCGTCACCGAAAGCGGCGACGAAGTCACTGACCCGCCGGTGCATCCGCAATGCGGATGCAGAGCGGCTGCATGGCACGAGTCGTGGTCCGACGTAATCGAAGAGGCCGACGCGCTACCCGACGAGGAGTGACCGATGATCAAGGAGCTTCCCGACGGCAAGCACGTCTGTTGCGACGGAGACGGCAACCCGATCCACGAGCCGGGCACCGCGGCGCAGGCGGCGCTTCACGAGGAGGTGCTCACCGGGCGCCCGGCGACGCACCCGCAGCGCGCCATCGACGAGGGAAGCGCCGGCGGCGGCGACTTCGACAACGACGGCGACGGCTGCTGATTCATGCGGCGATAGCTCAACTGGCAGAGCGCTGGCCTTCCAAGCCGGACGTTGCGGGTTCGATTCCCGCTTGCCGCTCCGTAGTTCCTGGCCCCTGTAGCTCAGACGGCAGAGCAGCGGCTTCGTAAGCCGACGGTCGCAGGTTCGATTCCTGCTCGGGGCTCATCGACAAAAAACCACTCGCCACGCTTCGGTGCGGCGATCGCGACCTCGGCGGCAACTCGTCGAGGTCTGCCTCCTCTACATCGCTGCGCGATGCCTGCGCCGCTGCACCACCAACGTTTGCACCTCCGTCGCCCGAAGTCGTGGCGATGCACCAGGCGGAGGTCGCGGACGGCACGAGCTCGACGACGCCACGGCGTTGTCGCCGAGCCCTGTAGCAGCACCACGCCGGCACGTTCCCGACGGGCCACGGCTCACCGTCGACGGAACGATTACCAGGGCCGGAAACGCGCCGATTGAGCGCGTGGGGAGATGCTGCGATGGCCGAAGAGATTCCCGACGACAAGCCGATCACGCAGGCCGCGCTCAACGCGGCTCTGAAGGAGACGAATCGGCGGTGGGAGACGCGGTTCGACAAGTTCGGATCGGAGCTCCTGGCCAAGCTCCCCGAGACCCTCAAGGAGATCCTCCCGAAGGCCCCGCCCGTCGACCCCGAGGCGGAGAAGAAGAAGGCCGAGGAGGCGGAGAAGGCGAAGCAGGCCGCCGCCGCCGGTGACGAGGAGAAGCGCACGCAGAAGCAGCGCATCGAGCAGCTCGAGAAGAAGCTCGAGGCGAGCGAGCAGCGCGCCTCGAACGAGGAGAAGGAGCGCAAGCGCATCGCCGTCGAGAACGCGAAGGACAAGCAGCGCACGGTCATCCGCGCGAAGCTCGACGCCGCCAACATCAAGGGCGAGCGGCTCGATGCCCTCCTCACGCACCTCGAGGTGAAGGGCGTCCTCAAGTTCGACGCCGAGGCGAAGGCGCGCATGGCCGTCAAGCGCTCTCGCGTCGAGGGCAGCGAGCCCGAGGTCGAGGAGTTCGACGACCTCGAGAAGGGCGTCGCCGACTGGCTGCGGTCCGAATCCGCGAAGGAGTGGATCCCCGCCGTCGTCCCCGACGCGAAGAAGAAGAAGGCGCCAACGGAGCGCCCGACGAACCGTCCCGCGCAGCGGGGCAGCGGCGACCAGCGCGAGCCCACCGACGACGAGAAGTGGGAGAACGTCTTCGCCCGAGTCCCGGGCGGGTTCGACGCCGTCAAGAGCGAGATCAACCAGTAAAATCAGGCCGCACCGACAAACGGGCGTCTGCGCGTAGTGCGCAGCGCCCGTTTTGCGTTTTCCCGTCGAGGGGGAGCGTCGGGATGGCCTCAAGAGCGTGCCGCTGCGTGCGGCCGCGAGGATGACCATGGCCGACAATCCCATGCTGCTCAGCGCCGTCAAGGGCGCGCTCTCCGTCGACTTCCGCCCGCGCGTCATGCGCACCGTCAACCGCCGGGCGCGCACGCTGCGCCTGCTCCGCGCCGAGAAGGGCGGGGGCCAGGCGTTCTTCAAGTCGATCGAGCTCTCGGGCGCGCTCGCCGAGACCTACGCCGAGGGCGCGGACGTCTCGAACACCGGCACGGACGCGGTGGCGGCGTTCACGCTGCCGTGGGCGCGCTACCGCGCGAACTTCAAGGTCACCGGCGACGTCGAGGCGGCCGCGGCCACGTCGACGAGCCCGGCCGACTTCATGCGCCCGCTGTTCCGTTCGCTCGAGAACGGCATCATGGCGGCCGCGTCGGCGATGAACGTCGACGTCTTCTCGGGCGGCGGCGGCAACGCGATGGTCGGTCTCGGCACCGCGCTGCTCGACAACAACACCTACGGGACGATCGACCGCACGCAGGCCGCGAACACGACCTTCCGCGGCAACGTCGTCGACCCGGGCGTCTCGACCGACGTGACGCTCGACAACCTGGCGAAGGACATCGGCGACACGATCTACACGGCGTGCGGCGAGCAGCCCGATCTCGCCATCTGCTCGCCGAAGGTCTTCTACACCATCCGCAACAAGTTCTTTCCGAACCAGCGCTTCACCACCGACTCGCTCGACCTCGCGCGCGGCACCGTCAAGCTCGGCTACAAGGTCGAGGTGATGGACATCGAGGGCTGCCTGTTCATGAAGGACAAGGACGCCACCGCGAACCAGATCTTCTACCTCAACACGCAGTACGCCTACGTGGTGCTCCTGCAGCAGGTCGCCGAGACGGAGCAGTTCCCCGCCTACTACGACCTCGGCGAGCAGGATCTCAACGACGGTGGCGGCCCGATGCCGCTCGGCATGAAGGTCTACGAGCTCGGGCCGACGGGCGACTCGCGCAAGATCACCGCGCAGATCAAGCCGGCGCTCGTCATCGACCGGCCCAACGCCTGCGGCATCCGCAAGAACGTCGCCACGCCGTAAGGCGACGGCTCCACCGCAACATCCACCGCGACCAGCAGCGAGCGCCCGTCGACGCCCACGGCACCGACGGGCGCTTGCTGTAACCACTCCAACGCCGAGGCCACCGATGGCGCTGACCGTCCGCAAGATCTCCCCCGAGCAGGCCGACCTCTGGAAGGCCATCAACGACACGCGTCGCCTCGCGATCGGCGCGGCCGGCTCGTTCCACATCGACGCGAGCGAGCAGACCGTCACCGCGACGAACGCGACCGACCTGCCGTCGACGATCGCGCTCGCCAACCAGATGGCGATCATCTTCGGCGGCGGCCCCGGCGTGTCGAGCGGGATGCTCAACGCCAGCTCGGCGGTCGCCGGCGCCTGGCTCGGCCACATCAACGACGCCGACGCGGTGATCACCCCGTCGACGAACGGGCCCGGCGTCGCGCACAAGGCGCAGGACACGACGAACACGCTCGCCACGGGCGTCATCGCGTCCGACCAGGGCACGGCCAACACCCTGCTCAACCTCATCAAGGCGAAGTTCAACGCCCACCTGACGCAGGCGGGCGTGCACTTCAACAACGACGGCGTCAACAGCGTCGCCACGGCGGACGCGAGCGACGCCGCGTCGTCGCAGGCGCTCGCGAACGCGCTGAAGACGTCCATCAACGCGCACATGTCCAACGCGCTGCCGGGGCAGAGCGCGCGCCTCGTCGCGGGCTAGTGCTCGTCGACGACCTGGGGAGGCCCTGGCCCCCCACGCTCGAGGTGGTGCTCGCCGCAGGCTACTCCGAAGAGGGAGCTCGAAAGATCGTCGCTGAGGAGCAGGCGAAGTTCGACCGTGGCGAGCGGCCGCTCGTCGCAGAGACGCAGGAGGAGGCGCGCCGTCTCAGCGCTCGCGAGCATCGGCGCGCCGTCGGAGAAACCGACCCGGAGGAGGAGACCATGAAGTTTCACAGCATCGCCGATCGCGTCGCGAAGGATCACCCGGCGCACGGGAAGCCGCTCGACTTCGAGCTCGGCGGCATCCGCTACAAGGTGCCGCTCAAGGGCGAGTGCGACATCCCGTCGAAGTTCGCCTTCTCGGTGAAGTCGCGCGGCCTGCCGCTCGAGCAGGGTCCGCACCCCGATTCGTCGCCGGAGCGCCCGGCGCCGCGCGCGGAGCAGCGGCAGGAGGTGCAGCCGCGCCCCGTGCGTCCCGTCGTCGTCGACGACGGCGCGGATCCCGACGAGGACGACGACGTGCCCGACGACGACGACGTCACCACCGACGACAACCCGATCCAGCGCGCGGTGGCGCAGATCAAGCGGCCGCCGCGCGCCGCGCGCGCCGCGGCTTCCGCCGACAAGGAGTAGCAGATGGCGACCTTCGTCTTCACCGAGGATCAGAAGGTCGCCATCCGCAACTACCTCGGACGGTCCGAGCTCAACCGCGAGATCGACCCAAAGCTCGAGTCGATCATGAACGCGCTGACGACGAACGCCGGAAACGCGGTCGTCGCGATGCTCGCCAAGCTCGCCGAGGTCGACTCGCAGCTCGAGAACGTCTTTCTGAACAACCTCGACCTGCTGCAGGCGGAGGACGGCGTGCGCTTTGCGCACGAGAAGCAGCTGGAGTCGCTGCGCAAGGTCGGCAGGCAGTACGTGAACCAGCTGTCGATCTATCTCGACGTCCACCCCTACCGGGACGTCTACGACACCGAGACGGTGCCGTCCGACGGCTACTTCGGGACGTAGCCCATGAGCACCGTTCGCGATCGCGTGCTTCGCCCGATCAACCGGGCGCGCCAGATCATGGCGAGGCTCGGCTTCCGTCGGTACGCCGTCACGCGGCGCATCAGAACCTGGACGGTCAACGGCGCGCCATGTCGGCCTGGAACCAAGGGCGCGGTGAGCACGAACGAGGATCTCGACTTCACCGTTTCCAACGGCGCGCCGCCGAAGGTGCGCATGGTGACCGAGGTCGAGATCGTCAACTCCGCGGGTCGCTTTCAGCAGGGCGACCTTCGGATCTCCCGCATCACGCCGGTCTTCGCCGGCGGCGGCTACTCGCCGAGCGACATCGTTCCGGTCATCCTCGCCGTCAATCAGGAGTGCTGCTGGATTCTCACCGGCGACGAAGGGTCCTTCGAGTGCGCGCCGGTCGGCGGGCTCGAGTGGGGCAAGGCCTTCGGCTATCAGATCACCGTCCGTCGAAAGATGATCGGGCTCCTCGGCTCGATCCCGTAAATGGCCGACGACTACCGGGTCTCTCCCGGCAGCATCGGATCGCGGCTGCTCGCGGCGGAGGAGCGTCGGCAAGAGCGCGTGAAGGCCGCGGTGATCGAGGCTGCGACGCTGTGGTCGGAGATCGTCGCGGAAGCGGCGCCGAAGGATCAAGGGCAGCTCGGCCAGTCGGTGCGCGTCGTGTCAGATGCGCCCGACGGCCCCGAGGTGCGCTTCGAGGCGCCGCACGCGGCGGCGGTCGAGCGCGGATCGCGCCCGCACCGCGCGCCGCTCGAGCCGCTCGTCGATTGGGTGCGTCGCCACAACCCGAATCTTCCGGAGCGGGACATTCAGCGCATGGCCCACGGACTGTGGCTGAAGATCGCCACCGTCGGGACGGCGCCCACGTGGTTCGTTCGTAGCCGGCTGCCGGAGGCGAAGAAGATCCTGCGCGTGCTCATCGCCCGCGCGCTCGCAGCGAGGTAGCCCATGGCCATCGACGAGCGCGTCGCCTGCAGGAAGGCGCTCGCCGACTACATCCGCAACGGCATCCCGGGCGTCGTGGACGGCATCACGGCCACCTATCCGTCCGCGCTCGTCGAGGAGGCGTGGCCCACGGGCGCGAACTTCACGGACCCGACGATCACCGTCGTTGTTCCAGAGGTGGCGCCGAAGGTGCGCGAGTATCAGCCGTCGGTCCACCGCGTGACGCCGACGGCGGGCGTGCAGGGCACCGTGCTCTACAGCTACGGGCTCGCCGACTTCGGCCTGCAGCTCGACGTGTGGACGCAGTACACGACGACGCGCGACGAGCTCAACGCCGCGCTGCGCGACATCATTGGTCAGCCGGCGTTCGTCACTCTCGGCGGTGACACGAAGGGCTCCGACTACACGAAGGGTCAGTCGCCGCTCTCGCTGGTGGTCCCCGACCTCTACAGCATCGTGGCGAGCTTCTCGTTCGATCACTTCCCGCAGCTCTCCGAGTCGAGCCAGGCGGTGCAGACCGGCTCGTCGATGATGCGCTGGCCCTGCATGGTCCAGTGCCGGCTCGTCGACCAGATCACCGCCGCGCTCGTGCAGACGCAGGTCCGCACCGTCAAGGGCTCGCCGGGCTGATCTCCTCCGCCCCTTTCCACCTTCACCAGCGAGGCACACCCGATGGCGATCGAGATCGCGAACCGCGCGCTCGCGCGGCAGCCCGGCTTCTATTCCATCCCCGTCGCGCAGCCGCGCGTCATCCGCGGCGTCTCGAACGAGCGCGTCGGCATGGCGCTGCAGACGGAGTGGGGGCCCGTCGAGGTCGCCTACGCGACGGTGTCGCCGGCCGACCTCAAGAACACCTACTTCCCCGACGGGAGCGCGCGTACGTCGCCGGGCTACCTCGCGCTCACCAACCGCGCGGCGTGCCCGTGGACGCTCTCGCGCGTGCTCGGCGGCCTGCAGGGAATCCTCCCGCCCGATCCGCCGACCGTGACCGTCGTCGGAACCCCCGGCGCCACGACGTACAAGTACGCCATCGTCGCGAAGAACGCCGCCGGCGCCACCCAGGGCTCGGCCCTCGCGATCGTCACCAACGGCAACGCGACGCTCAACGGATCGAACCACAACGACCTCGCCTGGTCCGTGGTCCCCGGGGCGACGAGCTACGACATCTACGAGGTGCTGGTCGCCGGCAACATCGCGACCGCCGGCAAGATCGCCAACACCGCGTCGCTGACCTACAGCCACCAGGGCGCGCAGGGCGACGCCGCCGCGCTGCCGACGCTCAACACGACGGGGTGGTCGCAGTCGGTCTGCTACCTGCTCGACTCGAGCGGCAACGCGGTGGCGAAGCTGATCGGGCGCTTCCCGGGCGCGGGCGTCGGCAACGCGATTCAGGCGGTCGTGGCCGCCGCGGGCGACGGCGTCGCGAACCACTTCGATCTGACGGTGCAGCTCGTCGGCACCAAGGCGCAGACGACGAAGCGCTACGCCGGGCTCCAGACGATCGCCACGGCGATCCTGCCCGACTTCACCACGGACCTGCTCGTGACGAGCTTCGCGCTCGTCAACGTCGGCGGCGTGGCGCCCGTCACGCGGCCCGCGAACGGCACCTACGCCTTTGTCGGCGGCTCCGACGGCGCCGCCATCGCTTCCTCCGACTACTCGACGGCCATCACCGCCCTCGCCAGCCAGGAGGACGTGCTCGAGATGGGCTTCGACGATTGCAGCGACTCGCTGCGCCCGGCGGTCAACGCCGCGCTGCTCACGCTGATCCAGTCGAAGAAGGACCGCTTCGCCAACATCCAGAGCCTGCAGGCGAGTTCGTGGTCGACGGTGAAGACCGAGGTCGGCACCTACCGCGACAAGCGGGCGCGCTTCTCGACGTGGGTCTACACGCGCGACATCAACAACGTCGAGCAGCTCACGCCGTTCTGGTCGTTCATCGCCGCGGCGGATTCGCAGCTGCAGCCGCAGGAGTCGGCCGCCTGGCGCAAGAAGGACGTGATCGACTACTACAACGGCGTCAGCTCGATCCCCAACAACGTCTCCGGCAACAACTTCGACTCCACCGACGAGGGAATCCGCAACGAGGCGACCGAGAACGGGATCCAGCTCCCGATCAAGGCGAAGAAGGGCGGCTACATCCCGCTCCACGACCGCACCACCAGCCTCGACCTCAACGAGCGTTTCATCGTCACGCAGAAGTGCATCCGCTACCTCGAGAAGGCCGTCGGGCTCGCGATGGAGGACTCGATCAACGGGCCCAACACGGCGACCGAGCGGCGGCTCGACAAGGCCGCCGTCGATTCGTTCCTTCGCTCCGAGGCGGGCCTCCGCGTCAACGTCGCCGACAAGAGCACCACGGCGTCCTACCCGCAGTGGTCCCCAGGTAACCCGATGTTCTTCACCGATATCGACTCGGTGAACGACGTCGCTTCCATCGCCGCCGGCGAGGAGGGCATTGCCGTCACCGCGGTCGTCCCGTCGGTGAAGGAGAAGATCTTCTTCTACAAGAACATCGGTACGCAGCCGTCCGTCGGCACGTAGTTCTCGCCTCTCCCGCCGTCTCTCCCTCCCTGAAAAACCAACAGGGCGCGCTCGCGCGCGCCGCCGCACGCCGCGCGGATCCGCTCGGCGCAAGGAGCCACCCATGGCCGGTCCGATCGGCGATCCCTCCCTCCCCAAGCTGCGCATGGACGGCGCCGACGTGCGGCTCCGCTTTCTCCGCAACGGCTCGCCGATCGGCGACGTCGAGACGGAGTGGGAGTCCGGCAACGTCGGGGCCGTCTACGTCGAGCACGACGACAAGCTCATGGGCGACCCGCTCAACCAGCCGGATCACCGTCGGCGCGGTTGGACGTGGGATGGGACCTTCTTCGTCCCGAAGCTCACCATCATCCAGACCTTCGAGCAGATCGAGCAGCAGCGCGACGCGAGGGTGTCGGTCGACGATCTGAGCGTGATCATGCTCTTCACCGAGCGCCTCGGCGACTTCGAGTCGCTGTCGCTTCTGAACGGCGTCTTCGGATGGAAGATGGCGATGGGCGGCGCCGAGGCTCGCAACAAGGTATCGGTGAACGCGCGCGGCCGCGGCATCGCCGTCGGGAAGGCCTAACCCATGGCCATCGGAGGAGGGCCGAAGACGATCTACCGGATGCGCCTGCCGCAGTCGCTGCGCGCGGTCAAGTTCGTGGCGCTCGGGCTCGACGACATCGACGCCTGCAAGGAGCGCGCGGGCATCGAGAAGGATCCGGTCAAGCAGGAGGCGCTCCTCACGCGCGAGCAGGTGATGGCCTCGCTCAAGTTCGTCACCCTCGACGAGGTGCCGGACGTCTACCTGAAGCGCAAGGCGACGCTCGGCGAGCTCGGGTTCGATCCGAACCTCCTCGACGAGAATCAGAACGAGGTCGACTCCGTCATCGTCGACATCGACGCGATGCTCGACGCGATCGACCCTCCGTCGGCCCCGCATAAGCGCGGCAAGCTCGCCGGCGGCGGCTGGATCCCCGTCAACTATCAGATCCTCGCCGTCACCGGGCCGACGCTGAAGGAGCTCTTCAACACGTTTCCGCTCGACTACGGCCTCCTCTACTCGCGGATCCTCGAGGAGACCTTCGCTCCAAAAAAAAGCATGGCGACGACGAGATTGACCCGCTCGATCGTCGGGTAGGGATTCTCGCGGTCCACGGCAATCAGGACATCGAGAAGGTCAAGCGCTGGTCGATCTCCGAGATCGTCCGCTGGTCGAACGTCGTCGGCAGGCTGACCCGCGAGTTCAACGGCAACGACGACAAGAAGAAGGAGCCCGTGCTGCTCGACGCGCGCGGGCGGCAGATCAACAGGACGCGGAGGTAGGTCATGGCCGACGAGACCTACCGCGTCGTCACGATCTACGAGACGCAGGGGCTCGGCCAGATCGCGCCCGAGGCGCGCGCCGGCGCCGAGGCGATGGACCACCTCGGGAAGAGCGCGGAGCACACGAAGGGCGTGCTCTCGCACATGAACGAGTTCGCGCTCGGCTACCTCGGATTCCACCAGCTCGCGCACGACGCAGTTGGGCTCGGCGAGAAGCTGATCAACCTGTCGGCCCAGTTCGAGAGCACGCGCATCGCGATGGCCGGCATGATCCAGGCCGGTCGCTTCACCGGCATCGGCGACGGCGTCGAAGGATTCAATCGCGCCCTCTCCGTCAGCGACGCACTGCTCACCAAGATCCGCGAGCACTCGCGGACGTTCCACGGGACGTTCGACGACCTGCTCCAGATCAACCAGATGAACATCGCCTCCGGGGCGCACTCGGGGATGACGCTCGACCAGATCGAGCAGATGGCCTACAAGGTCGGCAACGTCGGCAAGATGTTCGGCATCGACGCCGGCAGCACGGGGCACGCGCTGTCGCAGATGCTCGAGGGGCACGCGCGCAGCATCTCGCCGCTCTTCCGCAAGCTTGCCGGGTTCATGGACGACGGCGGCGGCGGCTTCAACGCGCTCTCGCCGGAGAAGCGCGTCGAGGCGATCAACAAGGCCGTGGCCGGCTTCGAGCCTGCGATGAAGGCCTACGGCGAGACGTGGGGCGCCATCGTCACGACGACGCAGAGCTACGAGAAGGTGGTGATGCGCACCTTCGGAAAGGCGTTCTTCGACCAAGCGAAGAGCGCGCTCGTCGAGATCAACGCCTGGTTCGAGAAGAACCGCGAATCGATTCTGAAGACCGCGGAGGCGCTCGGCCACGGCATCGTCGACGCGCTCCGCGAGGCGTCGAAGTACGGCCAGCAGATCGGTGCGTTCCTCATCGACAACAAGGAGTCGATCAAGGTTCTCGCCGAGGTGTGGCTCGCGCAGCGCGCGATGGGCGCGGTCGGGATGGGATTCGGCGGCGTCTCCGGCGGAATGCCCGGGCTGACGATGGGGAAGCAGCTGACCGGATACTCCATGGTCAACATGGGCGGCGGCATGACCCGCCAGATGGAGCTCTACGGCCACAAGCTGCAGGGTGGTCTCGAGGGTGCTCTCGGCACCGTGACGAACGCCGTCATGCGGTCCGGCGTCAACGTCGCCGTCGCGCGCTTCACCAACAACGTGAGCGACCTCGGGACCGGCACGCAGCACTTTCAGGACGCGGTCGGCATCCTCACCGGGTCGCTGTCGGCGCTGCCGGGTCAGTTCGGCCAGGTCGGCGGCGCGCTGTCGGCGCTCTACGCGTCGCTCAACGTGCTCGCCGGAGAGGTCGACAAGAACCACAAGAGCCGCGTGCTCGCCGAGGCCGAAGGCGCGGCCGTGCGCGACGAGGTGGAGCGCTACTACAAGGCGACCGGCGGCCACAAGGAGATGGTGGCCTCGCGCCGGCGCTTCGCCTCCGTGCTGCAAAACCACGGCGTCGACGCTGACGTGATCGAGGCGATGGGCGACTGGCGCGGTGCCGTCGACAACGGCAAGACGGGGAACCTCGACGGCTTCGAGGTGATGGCGCGCAACCTCGGCAACAAGGCGCTCCCCATGGTGGAGATGGCGCGCCGGATGGGCGCCTACAACAAGTTCGGCGGCGTCGACGAGGCTCGCGTCCGCGCGTGGATGAAGGAGAATAACCTCGACGGCGGCACCCAATCTCAGCAAGACGAGTGGGTCCGCAAGGTGATGCTCCCCATCTACGACTCGACGGAGGCCTACAAGCTCGCCAACCCCGCCAAGTTCCGCAAGATGATGGAGGAGGACCATCCGGCCGGCGCGAGCCTGGCGATCTCCGGCAAGAACGAGCCGGGGAAGAAGGCTGCCGTCAACGTCGTCGTGAACCTCACGCAGGAGATCAACAACGGCGAGGATCCGGATCGGATCCACATCGCCACCACCAGGGCGATCAAGGACGCGCTGCGCACGCACGTCCCGACCGACCCCGGCAGCCTCGGGTCGCTGATTGGATGATTACGCGGGCAACCCATTCCAGGGAGCGCAGCCGTCGGACTTCATCGACGGCACGATCCGCAGCGGGCTAGGGCAGGGGGGCGTCTACTTCCCGCGCGCTATGGCCGAGCTCGTCGTCGTGATCGGCGGCGTGCAGGAGACGCTTCACCTGCCGCCGAAGCGCGTGAAGCTCGCGCGCCGCTCGCACAGCCACCCGACGACCTGCGAGATCGACTTCGACGGCGCGTTCTTCCGCTTCGACACGAACACGATCGAGAGTTCCTTCGTCACGCTCTTCATGGCGGACGCCGGAGGCCCCGACAACGAGATCGAGTTTCGGGAAAACATCCACTTCGTCGGCGACGGCGAACTCGGCGACGGTGAGGACGGCGACGAAGTCCCCGTCTACCGGATGAAGTTCAAGGATCTTTCCTTCCCGCTTCGCGACCACAAGCCGCTCGCGCCGGTGAAGCGCAACGGCTCGAAGGTCGACCCGATGCCGCACTACTCGGACGACCTCGGCACGGCCATCAAGAGGATCCTCGACTTCGTCCCCGACATGCACGACGACGAAGGCAACCCGCGCGTCCTGCTGCGGAACACCGAGGCCCTGCAATACTCGCTCGCGCAGCTCACCGGGAAGCGCAACGTCAATGCGCCGATCCCGCTCCAGAAGAGCGACATGAGCGCCTGGGAGGTGATCGAGTTCCTCTGCGCGATCGCCGGGCGCTCGGTCAACATCGTGCTCAACGAGCTCGTCGTGCGAAAGCCCGAGGAGGCCTTCGGCGACCCCGGGGAGAAGGTGTCCACCACCGACGAGGCGGTCGCTCACTTCATCTTCAACAACGAGAACGCCAACACCTCGAAGGTGTCGCGCTCGAAGAAATTCATTCGCCGGCGCAAGGGCATCCGGGTCATCGCCTTCGACGACGACACGTGCACGCGCATCGAGAAGGTGTGGCCGCGCGACAATGCGGTTCCGCTCGACAAGCACATGGTCAAGGGCGTCGTCAAATCGATCGGCCAGGACGCGCGCGAGCAGGTCAAGGCGGCGAAGGCGAAGGGCAAGCCGAAGCACCGCAATGCCACCGGTGCTGCGCCTGCTCACGTTATCGAACCGCCAGATCGTGACGTCTTCTACCTGCGCGCCGTCCACACGCCGGACGCGGTGCTCGAGTACGCGAAGCTGGTGTGGAAGGCGATCGGGTCGCAGGAGTGCGAGATCAAGCTGTCGACTCCCGTGTGGGACGCGGTGGCGCTGCGGCTGCAGAACGGCAATCGCGTGACCGTCGAGGTCGAGCCGGTGCTCACTGCGAGGCTGCGCGACGGCAGCGATAGCGACGCGGTGGCGTTTCTCGTCGACGAACTGGGCTGCGAGGAGGGCTACGCTCGCCTGGCCGTGCGTGCGGCGCGCGTGAAGACGTCGAACCTCTGGTACGTGAAGGACGTCGACATCGACTACAGCGACTCCGGCGTGCCGAATATCGAGCTGTCGCTCATCAATCTCATCGAAGTCCCGGTGCTCACGTGAAGCGCGGCAAGGGCGACGCGAGCGCTGGCATCATCGCGGAACTCGGCGAGGCGATGAGGATGGTGCTCGCCTCGGTCCCCGACATGGGCGAGGTGGTGCTATCAAAGATCACCGACGCGGCGGAGACCCTCGGAACGAAGCGCGCCCTTCGCGCGCACGGCGAGCACGCCCACAATCAGCACTCGCTCTTCTCGACGATCTTCACGATGGGCGGCGTCATCTGGCGCAAGACGAAGGCGAGCGACACCTTCCTCTTCCTCCGCCCCGCGCGTGCCGACCACACGATGTCGCTCGCGCTGCCGATCGACAGTCAGCGCGACAACGACGTGCCGGCGGAGCTGACCGACACCAACACCGTTTTCCAATCTCCCGATGGTGACCTGCTCATCAAGACGGTCAACGGTAAGCTGGACATCACCGTCGCCAACGGCAAGGACTGCACGATCACCGTCTTGGGAGGCGGCCACGTGGCGCTCGGCGGATCGGGCGCGGCGGACTTCCTGATCAAGGGCACCACCTATCGATCAGCTCAGCAGACGATGGACACCACCGTTCAAACGACGCTGGCGGCGGCGGCGGCGGCGCTCTCGAGCGCAGGCGCCAATCCGGCGTTTCTCGCGGCTTTCGCAACAGCGGCCGGCTTCCTGACGACGGCGGGAACGCAACTAGCTGCTGCTGCTGCTGCGTTCGGAGCCTTCGAGGGGGGGGCGACGGGATTTCTGTCGCAGGTCTCCAAAACGACGTAGGGGGCTTCGATGGCAGACGCCGGCCCGTTCCCGTTCACCATCGAGCAGCTCTCCGGATCGCAGACGACGGTCACGCTCGAGCAGAGCGACGCGCCCGAGGGGACGCCGTACGAGACCGCCGGGTGGGACGAGGGCGGCGAGATGAAGCTGGCCGATGAGGAGGGGACCTACCTCGTCGGGCGCAAGCTGCCGCTCTTCCACGCGCTGCAGTGGCGCAACCTGCCGCGCGTCGTGCGCGGGCGCCTGCGCGATTGGAAGTGGGGCGACGATGGCCATTCCGATCGAATGCAGGAAGCGCTCATCCGGGTCGCGATGGAGTTCCGCCCCGTCGAGGTGACGTGGGGGAAGAAGAGCTTTCGCGGCATCATGCGAAAGCCGAAGTTCGGCAACGAGGGAGACGGGTCGCTCACCTACGAGCTGACCTTCATCGTCTCCGAGGTGTCGTCGAACCCGCAGCAGGACACCGCGCAGCGCCAGGCCACGGCGCGCCGCGACGCCGCCTCCGACATCGCAGCTCAGATCCGCGCGATGATCGCCGACATCCAGACGAAAACGAGCGCGATCGTCACGGCGCTCCGCAGCGCCGACCGCACCATCGACGCGGCGCTCGCGATCGCCGACGCGGCGTGCGAGGACGTGCAGATCGGAGCGAGCGCTCTCGAGGCGAGCACGCTCGGTCGCGGCCGCAGGATCGTCGACACGGCGACCCGCCTGATCGGACAGGTCGATACCGCGCAGCGCAAGGTCCGCGACGTGCAGAGGATCTTCGCCGACCCGTCGTCGCTCTTCCAGGGCATCAGCGGTCGACAGTTCACGCTCGACCAGAGCGCCGATGCGTCGCTCAACTGGGACGACACGTCGGCGGCGACGATGGTCGACCTCAACACGATTCAGGACATGCTCCGCGCGATGGCCGCGCAGGCGCGCGCGCAGTCATCGGCGAGCAACGGCAAGACCTACCGCGTGTCGCAGGGCGACACCCCGGAGTCGATCGCAGCCGACGCCATCGGAAACCGCTCGCGCGTCGAAGATCTTGGGCTCTCTCAGGAAGACTGCCGCCCTGGCCGGCTCATCAAGTTGCCCGTCTCGTAGGAGGCCCCGATGATTCAGTCGTGCTGGTCGGTGCAGCCGCGCCGCGCGACGGCAGTCGTCTCGGGGGAGGGCGTTCCACCGACGGACCCGAAGAAGTATGCACTGTCGCGCAGCGACGGCGGCCCTTCGTCGATCACGATCCTCCTCGCGTTTCTCACCGGGGCCAACACGGTAGAGCTCGAGCTGTCGGCGCCGCTCATGACCGGCGTGGTCTATCTGCTCCTGGTCAACGACGGCGGCTTCCAAGAGGCCGGCGCGAACCTCCTCGTCTACAACCAGCCGCCGGACAACTTCGCGCAGCTCGACATCGAGGACGCAGAGGCCGAGTCGCTCGGTGATGATTGCAACTGGATCACCGACCAGCTCGACGCGGGCGGCGACGTTCCGCGCCTGCGCGGAGCCGATTGCTTCCTCGCCGACATGGAGGCGATCGCCGGGCTCGAGCCAGGCGACATCATCCATCGACCGGACGCCGGGGGCGGGCTCAATTCCGAGGTGAACGGGCCGACCACGCAGGCCGAGCAAAACAAGGTCTTCGCCCGCGTGCAGCGCGCTTTCCTCCGCGATCCGCGCAATCAACCGGGCGGCATCGACCTCGAACTCGTCTCTGACCAGCTCACCGGCGAGAACGAAATCAACGCCACCTTTCGCCCGGTCGCCTTGGGCCGCGCGCTCTCCCTGTCGACGAAGGGGATCTGATGCCCACCACCGACCAGCTCCCGAGCAAGTCGGACTTCGTCCAGGCGGGGGAGAACTCGCTGCGTGTGGATCTCGATCCGTCCGGCACGGGGAAGATCGACCTCACCGACGGATCGCGCCTGACGGCACAAATCTCGTGCGTCGCGCAGATGCTGCTTCGAGGCGAGGCCTCCCTCACCAAGATCGCGAAGGCGCGCAGCGTTGACAGCGCCGTCGGGGAAGACCTCGACGAGATCGCGAGGCTCGACTACGGCACGTCGCGACTTACCGCGAGCTTCTCCGTCGGCGTCGTATACATGCAGCGCACGGGCGTCGCCGCGACGAGCATTCCCGCCGGCTCCCGCGTCGGTGTACCAGGGGGTTCCGGTCAGCCATCGATCGACTACACCTTCAACGACGACGTCCCCGTTGCTGCGAATGTGGCGACGGTCGCCCTCAACGTCACCGCCTCGGAGGTTGGTGGGCAGGGCAATGTCCAGCTCTCGGCCGTCACCAAGATCGTCGACCAGCTGCCGGACACGACATGGGCGCTCTATGTCCCCGTCGGAGGAGATCCGCTCCTCAACGGTGCGGCGGCGCCGCTGGCGTTCGGCGGCGGATCGCTGATCGAGACTGACGACGAACTCCGCGCCCGTCTGAAAGCGGTCTCCACTGATGCGTCGAAGCAGAAGGGGACGAAGGCGGCGGTAGACTTCGGCGCGCGACAGGTCCCCGGCGTGCGCTTCGTCGACTCGTTCGAGCCTGGTGATGGCAGCGTCGTTCTCTTCGTCGGCGACGCCAACTATGGACTGCCGGCGGCGCTTCTCACCGCTGTACTCGCCGAGCTCGACAACTGGCGCACCGACGGGGTGGTGGTCTACGTCCGTCCCTACAACGTCATCGTCGTGCAGGTGACGGCGACGCTGTACATGAACCGCCCGGTCTTCAACTACAACGCGAGCGCGCTCGTCGCGGCGGCCATCGCGCTGGTGCAGCGGTACTTCGGCGGCCGCCAGCCGCCCGACGAGGTGCTCGTCAACGCCGTGCGCTCGGCCATTCTCGCCGCCGACGGCGACACGCAGGACTGCCTCTTGACGTCGCCGTCGGTCGACATCCTGCGGAAGCAGTCGGCGAGCTACTCGAGCACGCTCACGCTCAACCGCTACGTCACCAACGCCACCAGCATCGCGATCACGCTTGCTGGCCCCCGCACCCAATAGCGCGAGGTCGAAATGGCAGGCTTCCCGGCTTCGCTCTACGGCAGCGGCCAGCAGGATCCTGTGCTCGGTGGAACCGATCCGAGCACCGGCCTCGGCTTCACGCAGGCCGACTTGAACGCCCCAATTCGCGGCTACATCGACAACCAGATTCTGGAGCTGCAGCGGCAGGGGCTCCTCTACGGCCACTGGCCGCCCTACAAGGTGCAGCACGGCAAGGTGATCACCTCGTGCGTCGCCGGCGACATGCTCGTAGAGAATCTCAGCGGCACCGATCCGAAGTATTCGCTCGGCGTCGTCGGCAAGACCGGCTTCACCTACAACATCGACACCACGCCGCGGGTCGGGATGGTGCTCGAGCCGGCGAGCGCCGGCGTCGTCACGGCATTCATCACCGAAGGGCCAGGGATTCCGCCGAACATCCACGGCGTCGACGCTGCCGGCGTCGGCGGCAACGTCGTGATGAATACGACCACGGGCCGGCTCGCGGTCTCGACGGGAGCTCCCGGCGAGATCGTCGTCGGTACGATCAACACGCGCAACTACGTCCGGCTCTTCCCGCGGACTGCCTCGGAGGAGTGATCGATGCGCCTGCCTGGTCCCGGCGAGCCGAACATCAAGCTCCCGCCGGGCGACGGCAGCGAGCGCGATTGGCTCATCGCGCACTACACAGAGTCGCCCGCCCCCATTTGGGACCGCGTGCGGATGCTCGGCTTCCTCCCACCCATTCACCGCGACGGCGTGATGGCGCTGCGCGACGCCAGCCTCAAGGCGTGGGGGAAGATGGTGAACCTATGGTGGGCGGAGGGCGCCAAGCTCCTGCTCGCGCAGACGTCGCCGCGATACGCGAAGGGGAAGTGGCTCGATTGGTGGGGAAAGAAGAAGAAGCGGCCCCGCATCGGCAGCGAGAGCGACACCGACTACCGCGCGCGCCTGCTTGCGTCACCGGCGATCGTCACGCCGAACGCGATCATGCCGGTCATTCGGGAGATGATCGCGGCCGAGCTCGCTCCGTCTCCGCCAGCGCTGCTCGAGCCTGCGCGCGACTTCGCGTTCGCGTCATCGGTCTCGAGCGGCGTCGGATCGCCGCGCTGCTTCGTGCAGCCGCAGACGAAGCGCCTGTGGGCCTCGGGGCCGAACACCGGGAAGCGCACCGCCGGCATCTACGTCGTCTCTGTGGTGCGGCGCGCTGAGCGCTGGATCGTCCTCCCTGGCAATCCCGGCTCGACCTACAAGGGCGGCTTCGTCTCGTCGGTCAACGCCAACACTCCATCGGGACTTCCGGCGCCGACGGCCTGGCTGCCGAGCACGTCCTATCCGACCGTCGGCCAGCTCGTCACCAACGGCGGCGTGGTCTACAAGTGCACCACGCCTGGGACCTCGGCTGCGCTCCCATCGACGGGTCCTGCAGGATCCGGCGTCGTCCTCGACGGTAGCGTCGTCTGGACGAGCGTGATCCGCAGCTTCGGCGCGTTCGTTCAATCGAGCTCGGCGAATCCTGGCCAGCACACCTATGCCTTCGTGCAGGCGTCGCGGACGTCGCTGCTCAAGAAGATCATCTTCGAGTACGAGTCGCGCCGCGGCTCCGGCGTCGTGTGGCGACTCTTCGTTGACCAGGCGCTGACGCGCTCGCGTCCGCCCGTCCAGTAGTTCCACCACAACCACGATTTCACCGTCGCTGCGCATTCGCGCCGCGAGTTTGGAGACCCATGGGAGACCTGCGCTATCTGTGGCCGACCGGCGCGCCGCTCGACGACGCGGACCTGCAGGGGCAGGCCGCTCACGCCGCGACGATGGACGAGCGCGTCTACGAGTCGCTGATGACGCAGATCGGTGGCGGCATCCTGAAGCAGGTCGTTCCCCTCGTCGACGAGGTGACCGGATTCGCTGCGACCATTCCGGTCAATCCGAGACTCCTTGTCTTTCCGAGCGTCACCAACGGAAAGGCCCGCCTTCTCCCGGCGCTCTTCATCGTCTGGAGCGACGCTCGCACGGTCGCCATGAGCGCCTCGTCGGGAACCACCGCGGCGGCGGACTCGGCGCTGATCGGATCCAACAGCTCCGGCACCACCAGGCACGACCTTCTCTACGCGACGATCGCTCGCTCACCGAGCACGAGTGTCCAGCGCGTGATGAAGGACATCAACGCCGATACCGAGTCGCAGCAGAACGTCGTCCTCACCGACATCCCGACGGTGACGCTCACGGTGCTTCCCGGCAACAACGCGCTCCCGTCGCTGCCGGCGGATGGCGGCGGCGCGTACAACTTCGCGCTCGCCGACATCGCCGTCGCGAACGGCTTCGTGCAGGGGAACGCGATCACGCAGGCGATGATCACGCAGCTGTGGCCCGGCGGCGGAATCCCGGCCGACAAGATCCTCAACCTCCGGCTGGCGTCGATCATGTCGGCGGGCATCTCGCACACGGGGACGACGGCGTCGAAGTGGTTTCCGTCGAGCGGAGTCGGCCAGCGCTTCGCCGGCGTTTCGCACCTCGAGTTCGTGTTCAAGCACGTGGCGGCCGACAACCCCGGCCCGGTGACGTTCATCGTCGACAACTCGATCGATTGGCGGATGCGCACGATCAAGATCGAGGGCTACCGCGGTCAGACGGTGGCCGGCGCCTATCCGGGGCCCGAGGGGCAGACCGCCGGCGGCAACGTCGCCGGCAACTACGCCAACTTCAACACGGGGAAGTGGGGCACCGGCAACGACGCCGGTCAGTACGTGATCTCCAACATCCTCGGCAGCGCCAACGTGCAGCTCGCCTTCTTCGCGGACAACACGACGGGCGCGCTCAAGGCGGTCATCAGCGGCGCGCACAACCCGCTCGACGCGGCGAACGGCGACAACTGGTCGTGCACCGCCACCCTCTTCGGGGGTCAGTACAGCTTCTAACCGCTACCACCCACGCAGGCCTCTTCAGTCAAGCAGGCCGATGGCGGAGGGCTGGCGCAGCACGACAGCTTCGGGGAAGAGCAGACGTATCCGGGGCAGCACACCTGGCCTTCACCGCCGCAGGCCGGAGTCAGATCGGGTGAGGGTGCCTGGTCGACCGCTGCCAGGTCGGGAGCAGTCCCGAGGTCAGCGGCGACGGAGTCTTGGTCGGGCGCCGCGGCGATTGGATCTTCGTAGAGCTGCGTGCGGCACGCCGTTACTATGCAACACAGCACTAGGGCAGTAACAACTCGCATCACTGCAGCTTGAGCACCGATCGCCGTCCTGTCAATCCCCACCAGACCGAGGAGCGCCATGAACCGAGTCCTTCTCGCCGCGGCGGCGCTGCTCGCGCTCGCGGGCGTCGCGCACGCGCAGCCGATCTCCTACCAGCGCGGCGCGCGATTCTCGCCGGTCACGGCGTCGCCTTTCGGCTCGAGCATCCCGGGCGTGTGGGTGAAGACCAGCGACGGGAATCTCTACTTTCGCAACGCCGCGGGCAGCGACTACCAGCTTTCGGTGAGCGGCGGTGGTGGTGCTCTTCCACTGTCGGGCGGCACCATGACGGGGCCGATCACCTTCAGCGGAACGCAGCTCGGGCCGTACACGCTTGGCGGCACGCCGACCTATCTGCTCTCGCAGCCGCTCGCCCTCGCAACCGCGCAAACGGTCTACTGGACCTTGGAGAACACGACCGCCGCCGCGAACGGAGCGCAGCAGAACAGCCCGGCAATGCAGCTTTGCGGACGCGGGTGGGGCACCGGCGGCGGCACCTCGCAGCAAACCTGCATGGCGCTCCGAGTGGCGCCGCAGCAGGCCGCCGCGCCCGATCCGCGCCTCACCATCGCATCGGTCGTCAATGGCTCCCCGACGGACCTGATGTACATCCACAGCTATCTCAACGTCGGCGTGCCGACCGTATCCGGCGTCGGTGGGCTCAACCTCGAGCAGGCCGGGGGGACGTCCTACGTCTCGATCGGCTCCTCGTCTGTGTCGATCGGCGGCGCGCTGAATCCGGCGGGCGACAAGAACACGCCACTCGGGGCCGCGACCGCGGGATGGCTTCGACTCATCCTTCGCGGCGTCTCGCAGATCTCCACCAACATCGTCACGAGCGCCGGGTGGGGCGCCACATGCTCGGGAAACAGCGCGTGCGTCAGCAGCGTGTCGGGCGACGACAACCACGGCAGCTTCGTCGTCACCGGCGCCGGAGGAACCTACAGCGCCGACCCCACGATCGCGATTACGTGGAAGGACGGCACGTGGACCAACGCTCCTTGGTGTCGCGTCAAGTTCGAGGCGACGAATGACGCCACCGGGTTTCAGGGTGGCCTCGCCGGCTCGTGTACGACGGTCGATTGCACGCTCGCCAATCCCGTGACGATCGCGACGTCCGCCACCGTCGGCACGATCACCTACCACGGAACCCCTGGCGCGCACACGTACACGTTCTCCTACGAGTGCACCGGAGGCTGACAATGCAATTTCTCCTCCCATTCCTCGCGATTCTCGGGGCGCTGCAGGGCGTCTACCCCGACGGCTCGACTCCGACGACGGCGCGTGTCCTGTCGCAGCCGATCGTGGTCCCCCGATTCGACACCGGCGAGATCGACGTCGCGGTGGTCAACAGCGCGGGCGCTCCATTCAGCCTCTCCGGCTACACGCCGCTGCTGACCGTCCGGCACCTGCCGTCGGACTTGGTTCCCGTCGTCGCTCGACAGGGAACGATCACCGACTCCGCCAACGGGAAGATCAAGTTCCCGATCGTCCCGGGCGACACGCTCACCGCCTATCCCGGCTACTACCAATACGATGTCGTCATCGTCGACGGCTCTGGAAATCAGGTCACCGTCGTTCCGGCATCGGCGTTCGTCATTCAGCCCTCGCTCTCGCAGCCTGGGCAGTCGATCACGGTTCCGCCGTCGCAGCTGCCGCTCGCACAAGGGCCGCCTGGTCCTCAGCCGTCGGGCGGCATCGACGGGCAGATCGTCCGCCGCGTCTCGAGCTTGGCAACGTGGTCGAACGAGCGCACCCCCGACCCCACTTCGATTCCCGACGGGCAGGTTCTGCAGACCGTCGGCGGTCTGGCGACGTGGTCGAATCCGGCGCGGCCGGGGCAGACGGGCTCCATCCTCGCCACCAGCTTCAACGGCAGCTTTGGTCCGTGGCTCACCGTTCAAGCCGATTCGGTTCCTGCCGATGTCACGCAGGTCCGCATCCGCATCTCGACGCGCGGCACCTCGCTCGATTCAGGGCAGGACAACGCAGCGACGACCGGATGTGACCTCGCCGTCGGCATGCACGACGGAAACTTCGGCTTCGCCGGCGCGCCGGCCTACCACGCGAGCTTCAACATCCCCGCCGCCGGGATCGACTACCTATCCCCGTGGATTCCGATTACGCGGGGCAGCGACGGGAAGATCCTCGTCGCTGTCGGCATCCCCGCGGCGAGCGCGGTCGCGTTCTCTAGCGCTGCGATCGCCGGTGCCCACTGGTCGAAGACGGCCGCGCAGACTACGGCGTATCCACTGCCGGCGCTCGCCGACACCTATCTCTCCGTTCCGACGTGGACGATCGAATACCTCACGTCGGCGCGCCGCGTAGTTGTCCTCGGCGACTCGCTGAGCGCCGGCGGCTACGCCGACTACGCGGTTCAGGTCTGGCGCGCCGTCGGATCGCAGCTCGGGATCAGCGTCGACAACCGTGCCGTCTCCGGCTCGACGATCGACGACTTCCTCGAAGCGAGCGGCGCGCCCAACAAGACGGAGGGCTGCAACTTCGTCGGCACCGACGTCGTCCTCGCGCTCGGCACCAACAACGTCCGCACCGGCAGCGAGACGCTCGACGTCTCTCGACGCAAGCTCGGCCAGCTCGTCACGCAGGTCAAGGCGCACGGCGCGCGCCACGTCTACCTCGTCACGCTCACGCCGAGCGGTCCCACCAACCCCTTCTATTCGGGGCAGACGGAGACGAATCGCAACATCTGGAACGCGTGGATCAAGCAGCTTCCCTACGGGGCGGCCGGAGCAATCGACTTCGATCTCGCGCTGCGCGACCCGGCGGACCACGCGCACCTCCTCTCCGCGTACGACAGCGGCGACGGCACGGGCGGGCACTGGTCTCAGGCGGGCAACGTCGCGGCGACGGCGCCGGCGACCACGACGCTCTCGACGACTCCAACCCCGGGCACGTGAGGGACAACAGAATGGTCGACGCCGCCGAAGAGCTGCGCGCTGGCAATGGCGCTCCGATTCGTCCCCCATCGATCCGCACCGTCATCGAGGACCCGGAGCGCGTCGAGAAACCGATCTCTTCGTTCTGGCGGCTCCTCCTCATCTGCGCGGCGCTGCTCAGCGCCGGCGGTGCCGGCGCGAGCGTCTACTACAGCCTCGCGAAGAAGTCGCAGCTCAGCGACCTCGCCACGCAGGGCGACGTCGACGCGAAGGTCAGAGCCGCGATCGCCGCGCACGCCGCCGAGCCTGGTCACGCGCTCGAGCTCCGCCAGCAAGACGACGATCGCGCGCGCCTTCGACGCGTCGAAGAGGCGGTCAACACCACGAACGGAAAGGTCGACAACCTCAACGGCAAGGTCGATGCGCTGTTGAGGGTGCTCACGCACCGCCAGTAGCCCCACCGCGTCGCTTCATTCCCCACAACCAGGAGGATTCAAGATGCGCCATCTCGTGGCCGCGCTCGTCGCGGCGTTCCTGCTCGTGCCCTGCCTCGCCCTCGCCCAGTCCGCGCCCGCGCCCGATCCGTCGAGCGCCGACCACATCATCTCCGTCGCGAACTGGCTGATCTCCGCCGCGCAGAGCCACGACTACATCGCCGTCGTCGGGATCCTGCTCGTCGGCCTCGTCGCCTTCGTGCGCTGGCTGGCTCCGAAGCTCCACGGCAAGCTCGGCGAGAGCGTCAACGGGCCGGTCGGCAAGGGCCTCGTCGTGCTCTTCTGTTCCGAGGCGGCCTCGCTCTCCACCTCGATGCTCGCGCACAAGGTCGACCTGCGATCGATCCTCAACGGCCTCATCGTCGCCTTCGTGGCCGCCGGCGGCTACTCGATCGTGAAGCCGATCCTCGAGAAGATGATCGGCAAGCTCAGCGGCGCGAGCGCCGCCGTCAAGTCCGCCGCAGCGATCCTGCTGCTCGCCCTCTCGGCCCCGGCGCTCCTCGGCGCCAACTGCAACGCGTCCACCGCGAAGGTGGCCGGCATCAACATCGGCGCGTGCGCCATCGGGGAGATCCCGAAGGCGGTCGCTTCGGTGCTCCCCGAGGTGCAGACGGCGATCACCGGCACCGCCGCCGACTGGTCGGGGGAGCTCGTGAAGCTCGAGTCGCAGGGCATCGACTTCGCGATCTGCAGCGTCGAGGCCGTCGTCGCGTCGCTCAGCGCCCCGCACACCGCGATGACCCCCGAGGCGCGCGTGTGGCTCGACCGCGGCCAGGTCTACCTCGCCGCGCACGGGATCAAGTAGCCGTGCCCGTCGTCTTCGGCTGCGCGCGGGAGACCGCCAAGATCACCGACGCCGATCTGGCCGTCATGGTCGAGGCGAACCACGCGCAGCTCGTTGACGACTTCTGCCCCGCATGGAGTGCGGCGCCGGCAGCGGTGGTGGTGCTGGCGATCGGCGCGGCGAGCGAGATCGCCTGCCACCTGCGCGACGCGCGTGCCGACGATCCGCTGCAGGCGCTCGCGTTCCACACCGTCGAGGGCGGCGCGCCGGCGATCCACGTGCTCGTCGATCGCATCCTCGCGCAGCCGGGAGCGGCGCTCGACGACGTCTCGTGCGCGCTCGGGCACGAGCTCATGGAGTGCCTGGGCGACGCCTTCTGCGACCTGTGGAGCAACCGCGGCGACGGCACCGAGGAGCCGCGCGAGGTGGTGGACCGAGTTCAGGGCGGCCGCTACATCAAGACGCTCCACCGATCCGACGGCAGCACGATCCAGATCGCCGTGAGCAACTTCCTGCTCCCCGAGGCCTTCAACGATGACGCGCCGGCCGGGACGAAGTTCGACTGGGTCGGCCAGCTGAAGCACCCGCGCGACATCGCGCCCGGCGGCTACACCATCATCAACGACACGACGACGAGCGCGAAGACGGTGTTCGGTGATCACCGCGCCGCGCTCGCGTTCTCGCAAGGCGCCCTCGTGAAGCACGGCGTCGACGTCGCCGCGCTGCGCGGCGCGCCGTGAAGAAGGACCGCCCGCTCCTACCGATCTCCTCTCGCCGCGTCCCACCGCGCCCGCGCCGCCGCCTCTCCCCTCCCGCAGCTCCTTCGCCGCGTCCTGGCGACTACACCACCGACCGCACACCCGATCCGCCGAAGCGCTAGCCGCTTCCCTCGCGCGCCCGTCCGCGCCATCCTCCCCCTAGTGTCCATTCTCTGTCCCGACTGCGGCGAGCGCAGGTGCGCGGCGTGTCGCCGACGCCTCTTCGGCGCGCTCGGCGGCGCCGCCGAGCGCCGCGGCGAGCTGTGGGCCGAGCGCGTCGTGCGCAAGCTCATGCGCGCCGACCGAGCGCTCCAGCCGTGGCCCGCGTTCGACGATCCACGTGCGGGCGACATCGCGCGCCGGATGGTCGCCGACCTCTGCCCGGAACTGGCCGACGACCTGGCGCCGCTGTGTCACGCGAGCGCGGCGCGGCGCTACGGTAAACTGCTCCTCCACGAGGAGCGCGACAAGATGAAAGGCTGGCTCGAGTGGCAACGCGGGGAGTAGGCGACGTCTACGTCGCGCTCGCCTCGACGGCGCCCGACGACGTCGAGCGCCCCTGCGTCTGCGTCCCCTGCCGCCGCGATGGACAGCACCTGCCCATGTGCGCGGTCCACGAGGAACCGGGCGCCGGCGAGCCATATCCCGCGTGCTCCTGCGGATTGTTTGCGGCCCTGAATGCGACCCTGGAATCGAAAAGTTGAGCCGATGTCGGGATTTGAACCCGAGACCTACGGTTTACGAAACCGCTCTGTCTCATGGCGGCTGCGGGCTTTGCCGACGAAGGCGTCGTCAGCGCTCCTCGGGGGCACCACCGTTTGCGCCCCGTTTGCGCCCCGGGCCGTGCGTTCGCATATGCGAATGCAATGCTGGCGCACTACCACGGCAGCCGCCTAGCCGGCGGCATCCGCTCGTCGGTGATCCCGAGGTAGCGCATCGTCGTGATGATGTCGCGGTGGCCGAGCCACCGGCTGACCGCCTGGAGCGAGTTGCCGGCGTCGATCATGCCGGTCGCCCACGCCTTCCGCAGGTCGTGCATCGAGAAGGCCTCGAGCTCCGCGGCGGCGCACGCGCGCTGGATGACCTCCCACACCCATCGCTTGTCCATCGGCGGCTTCGCCGCGAGGAACGCGCGCGCGGCGCGCAGCGTGGCCTCCGTGATCGGGATCCTGCGGTAGTGGTAGCTCTTCGTGGACCACCCATCCTTCGGCGTCACGGTGAGCCAGCGCGCGCGGCGCTCCTCGACGAGGTCGTCGATCTCGAGGTGGCGCATCTCCTCGTCGCGGATCCCCGATCCGAGCACGGTGCGCAGCATGTCGCGGTAGCGGGGGTCGACGTGCTTGAAGAAGCAGGCGAGCTCGCGCTTCGATAGGCGCCGCTGGTGAGGCTTGGGGCGCGGCTCGCGCATCTTCTCGAAGAGGTCGAGCAGGTCGGCGGGCGCGCCGTTCTCGACGGCGACCTTCGTCGCCTTGCGCCAGGAGTCGAGCTCGCGGTTGATCCTCGCCTCGCTCACCGTCGCCGCGCGCGTCGCCTTGTACTCCTCGACGATCGCCTTCGTGAGATCTTCGGCGAGAAGTGTCGGCGGGTCGTGCCGCTCGAGCCACGCGAGCACGCGCCGGAGGTTGAGCGAGAGCTCGTAGGCGGTCTTCTCGGTGTGGTTCGTGACGGCGCGCGCGTGGCAGGTGTCAAAGGCGATGCTCAGCGGCGTCGCGCGCGCGCCCGTTGCGCGAACTCCTCGGCGCTGAAGAAGGTCGGCGAGGCGGCGGGCTGCTTCCGTCTCGTCTTCGGTGTCCAGGGCGTGGCTCTTGTCGTCGCGGTCGACGTAGGCGTACCAGCCTGGGCGCCCGTCGCTGCGGCGATAAATGTGTGGGCCTTTGCGGGGGCGCGGCATGAAGCGAGATAGGAGACTAGGTCATCCTCACATACCCGCGCAAGCGAACCAACGCGCACCTCGCCAACCCGCTGCATCACGCGCCGCGCCGACGAGTAGCTCACCTTGAGCCGCTCGGCGACCTCGTGCGCGTCGAGGTAGCAGGGGAGGCCCATCTACGGCTCGACGCTCACCAGCCGCCCATAGACGTGATCGAGCGTCGTCCATCCGTTGATTCGGCCGTGGTTGTTTCCGATCTGCACCCGCTGGCCCTGGATCGCCTTCACGAGGTGCAGGTAGCGGTTGCCGTGGACCTTCACGAGCACAGCGTCTCCGACGGAGATCTCATCGGCGCGCACGGGCGCGATCGTGCAGAGCTGCCCGCTCTTGATCTTCGGCGTCATCGAGTTGCCGTGCGGCCGCAGTTTCACCGTCTCGCCGCGACGGAGCGCCTCTATGTGCTGGTCGTTGAAGTCTCCCATAAGGTTCTCCTCTGCGGGGCCGTGCGAAGTCGTCGCATGTGCCCGACGAAGGTGTTCCGGTCGCACTCGATCGCTCCTGCAGCGACGGCGCGCGCCCGCATTCCGTGCGTTCCGAGGTCGTAGTGCGCCATGCTCGCGTGGTTCTGAAACCAGCGGCGCTTCATCCCGATTCGATCGGCCATCGCGTGCAGTTCGTCGATGGTGTCCGCCATCATGTGGCACCACGCCGGTCCGGCGCGGCCGATGCACTTCCCCCAATCGATCATCGGGTCGAGGTAGACGCTCACGGAGTCCTTTTCTGGTCGTACATCGCGAGCGCGTCGCGCAGCGCCTCGCCTTCGGAGAGGCAGAATCCCCCGGCATCGAGCGCGCTGAGAAGGCCGCGCGCGCGATCGACCACCATCTCGCGCGCCTCGACGACGCTGTGATGCTCTGGCCCTTTCGGAGCGGCGCGCAGCGACGGCATCGGATCGCCGTGTTTCGACCAGCCCATCTACCGCGCTCGCCTCACCCGACGCGCGACCATCGACGCGGCGATCGCGGCGTGAGCGCGCGCCTCGTCGACGATGCCGAACCGCGGCACGCGCGGCGCCGGCGGCGTCAGATTGGGACGGCGACACGGAGACCAGGCCGACGCGCCGCCGGGCACGGTCAGGAAGGCGAGGTCGTGCTCACCGATGGCGCGCATCCGCAGCCCCATCGATGGGCCGACCAGTTCGTCGCAGATGATCAAGCCGTCGGTGGCGGCGCAGTCGTCTGCCCATGCTGCCCACGCCTGGCGCGCGCCGGCGATGATCGCCTCGCTGGCCCCGCGCGCGGTGAGGTGGTCGACGATCTCGGAGAGAGACTTCACCGCGCGCGGCCGGCTTCGATCGAAGATCCACTCGAGGGCGAAGGACTTCATCGCCCCCGGCTGCCCCACCTTGCCCAACCACTGGCGGAACGTCATCGCCGCTATCCCTTCACGCACACGACCTGGCGGAGGATGTGCACGACGTCGACGAGGTCGCGCTGAGCCTCCATCACCGCGTCGATGTTCTTGTACGCTCCCGGCGTCTCGTCGACGACGTCGGCGTCCTTCCGGCACTCGACGCCCGCCGTCGCGGCCTCGTGGTCGGCGACGGTGAAGAGCTGCCTCGCGGCGGTGCGCGACATGGCGCGGCCGGCGCCGTGGGAGCACGAGTGGAAGCTCTCCGGGTTGCCCTTGCCGCGCACGATGAACGACCGCGCGCCCATGCTGCCCGGGATGATGCCGAGGTCGCCTAGGCGCGCGCGCACGGCGCCCTTCCGGGTGAGCCACACGTTCTTGCCGTAGTGGTTCTCCCGCTCGACGTAGTTGTGATGGCAGTCGACGACGAGCTCGTCGGCGCGGAACACGGGAAGCAGCGTCGACGCGGCGCGCATCACCGCGGCCATCATCAGGCGCCGGTTCGCCTTCGCGTAGTCCTGCGCCCACCCGACCGCTTCGATGTAGGAATCGAAGAGGTCGCCTTCGGCCAGGTACGCGAGGTCTGCGTCGGGAAGGTGGATGAACCAGCGCTCCATCTCGCGCTTCGCCCGCTCGATGAAGTAGGTCCCGATGCGGTTTCCGATGCCGCGCGATCCCGAGTGCAGCACCATCCACACGCGCTGCTTCTCGTCGAGGCACACCTCGATAAAGTGGTTGCCGGTGCCGAGCGTTCCGAGCTGCTCCGCGCCGTACTGGTGCACCGCGCCCGGGTGCGCCGCGATGATCTCCGCGTAGCGCGGGAGGAGCGCGCTCCACTCGCTGATCACCGCGGCTGGCGGCTCGCCCCACGCGCCGCGATCGTTGCGTCCGCCGCGGTCAGTGCGCCCGTGCGGCACTGCCCTCTCGATCGCGCCGCGCAGCTCGTGCAGATTGTCGGGGAGCTGGCTCGCCACCAGCGTCGTCCTCACCGCCTGCATCCCGCATCCGATGTCGACGCCGACGGCTGCCGGGATGATCGCTCCGACGGTCGGGATCACGCTGCCGACGGTGGCGCCGATGCCGGCGTGGACGTCGGGCATGACGGCGACGTGCTTGTGGATGAACGGCATCGCCGCGGCGTTCTCGACCTGCTTGCGCGCGCTGTCCTCGAACGGCACGCCGTCGACCCACGCCTTGACCAGCTTCCCGCTCGTCTCGTAGACCTTCATCGGCTCCCCCTCCATGCTGATTTCGGAACGCCCGGCGACGGGAAGGAGATCACCCACACCCACGGGCGGCTCCCCCACGTTGCGCGCTCGCCGTTGATCTGGTTCCAGAGCAGCGCGTAGGCGCCGCGGTAGCTGTCGGCGGCGCAGCGCCCGTCGCCGTGGCCGCAATCCGGGTGCGCGCACGGCGTCAGCTTCACGCCCTCGGCGCGCGCGTCCTCCTCGGTGATGTCCTCGAGCTGCTCGATGCGGATGCTCTCCACGTCGAGGCTGATGCGCGAGGCCCACCGGACCATGTGAATCGAGACGCGCGTCTTCCCGCGCGGCGTCACCGGGTGAAGCGGCTTCGCATCGTCGGCGGGATACCAGAGGCCGCCGTTGTAGTTCTTCCAGAAGTGCGGATCGAGCTGCGAAGGCGAGAGCCCGTCGGCGCACGCTCCGGCCGCCCACGTCTCCTTGACCCACAGCCGATCGCCGGCGACGCCGTATCGGCAACGAATCAACTCCGGCCCCTGCGTCGATCGTTGAGCGGACCAGAGAGCGCCGTCGATGTGCGCGATGCTATCCGGCCTGGTGAGGCCTTTATGATCGACGAGCCTCCGCGTCTGCGTCTTGGTGCCGTCGAGCAGCGCGCGCACCATCGCGCCGCTGAAGAGGATCGGGTGCTCGGTCATCGGCCCGCCGTCGCTTTCTCCGCCCCTACTGCCACGCAGATCGCCCGCCAGTCCTTCACCATCTTCGGAGAATCGCACCTCACCTCGCGACGCTCGCGGAGGCAGTAGGAGCGAACCTGCTTGTAGAGCGCGAGGAGCTCCGAGTGAGCCGGTGGGGATGCGAGCCGGCTACGAGCCACGGCGCACCTTCTCGGCGGCGGCGAGGGCGCGATTGAGCGCCGACAGGCGGCGAGCGCGCTCCTGATTGTCCGCTTCCGTCATTCCATCGGCGCCGACGGTATTGAGGTAGGAACCGGCGGCCTGCTCCACCTCCCGCAGCGCCGCAAGTTCGTCGGCGATCGCTTTGCCGCAGTCGATGGCGAAGGCGGAATTGCGCAGTTTCAGCCATCGGCACTTGGAGTCCCATGCTCGTTGCCCACGAATCTCCACCAACCGCACGAGCGCCATCCCATCGGTGGGCTTGTATCGTGGAGTCTCCAGATGGACGCGCGCGGCGTCGACGTACTCGACGGCGGCAACCATCGCCTCGTCTTTCGCCGCGCACGCCGCCTCGGCCCGCTTCCTGGCGGCGCGGTCCTCGTCGCGCTCCTTCAACGTCACCGCGTAGGCTGCGAGGTCCCGGTTGCGGTTGGCTGCATGGTCGTCGCAGCGCTCCTTCCAGTAGTCGCGCTCCCTCTGCAACGATTGAAGGTCGGTGAGCGTGCTATCGAGGCTCGCGCGCACCGCGCCGAGCGACGATTCGAGCATGGACGCGCGCTCCGTCAGCTCGGCAATGCGCTCGGACCGCTCCGTGAAAGGAGCCTCGTCGTTGCGGTAGTCGAGAAGCGCGTCGCCGGCGGGGCTGCGCGCGTCGATGGTGCCGACTCGCACCAGAACTGCCACCTCGTCGGCGAGCGCATCGGCGGCGCGTTTGTCGAAGAAGACCCCCATCAGCGCCCCTCCGGCTTCAGCGGGTGAACCTGCACCCCGAGTTGCGCCGCCGCATCGCGGAGACGGTGCAGGTCGAGCGAGTCGACCTCGAACTTGGTCATTTCACCGGCCACGGCGCGGCGCGTCAGGTCGACGATCGATTCCCGACGCTCCTCGTAAGCGCCGTTCCGCCAGTGGACGCGCGCGAGAGCGTCGATGATCTCCCGGTCGGTTAGCAGACCGCGCGTCACGGCATCACCTTTTCGATTTCGGAAAGAGCGCGCCTCGCACGCGCATCGTTGCAATCGTCGCCGTGGGCGATCGTCTCATCGGTCGCGCCCTCTCCTGAGCACGACAGGCACATCACGCCGTCGTAGATCACCTTGCCGTGGTCCTTGCTGAAGCGCGCACCCGCGAGGCACGGCCGCACGATGAGCCGCTTGAGCGCCTCCGCCGCCTTTCTCAGCACGGTGTACGGGTCGGGGGCGGGAGAGGCGAGGAGATTACGAACCCGGGACGCGTGATGCTGATGCTTTGTCGGATTGACTGCGACGGTGTTGTAGTCGTCGAGCAGTTCGCCGAGCGCCCCCCGCATCGCCGCCGCACGGGCACGCTCTTGGGCGGCGGAGGCGATGGCGGAGTCGCGCTCGGATTGCAGCGCCTGAAATTCCGCCAGTCGCTCGGCGCGCTGCTCTCGGAGCAGCATCTCGCGCGTTTCGGCGGCGAACGCTCGCCTACTGTTCTCCTCGCGTCCCGCCTCCGCCACGAGCGCACGGGCTCGCCACTGGTCGGCGGCGATCGCGTGGGCGTCGCAATCGACGCAGCACTCGCACGAGCTCTGACCGTGGTGCTTCCCGCAATGGAGAAACGCGGAGCACTCCGCCCTGTCGCACCGTGGGCACCGCTCGGGATTATCCATTGACGCCCTCCTTGCCGTCGACGAACTCGCGACCGAGGCGGGCACCAAGGGCGTAGTAGTCCGAGTCGTCGCGGTCCGTCTTTGGCTCGCGGTCGAATCCGTTGACGATCGCCCACACGAGCGGCTCGTCGATGTCGAGCGCGACCGCGGCGGCGTGGTCCTCGTCGATCGCCTGGTCCTCGTCGATCACGAGTTCGGAGTCCGATGGCTCGTCGAACCCAATGACGTTCTTCCCTTCGAGGAGCGGGGCGAGGAGGCAGCAGCCTCCTTCGAGGCGGATCGTGCCGTTGCCGTCGAATCGGATCCCCCAAACGCCCCGCGTGATCCGACTTCCAGCGGCGCGCGCCTTCACGACGCCAGCCCGGATGGCCGATTCGACGCGCTCGATCTCGGTGGCGCTCATTTGCCGCTCCGAATGCGGGCGGCCTCGGTGTCAATGTCGCCAGCGATTCGATCGAGCTTGTAGCGGTGCCCGGGCTCGCGCGCGTCACGCAACATCGCCGCCGCCCGATCCATTCCCTGCGCCATGGCCTCGCGCTCGGCGTCGAGGATCACGCGCTCGACCTCGGCGCGTTGTCCGTTGAACAGCGCGCCGTGGTTCTCGTCGAACAGCTTCTCGACGCGGTCCCGCGCATTCATCGTGACCGGCTCGCCCCTCATCGATCGCGGCTCTTGCCGAGGGCGACGATCGCCTGCGTGAAGGCGACGGCCGCCTCGACGAGGTCGCCCGTCCTGTAGATGGGGTTGCGCGCATCGGGCTCGGCGAACTTCTTCGCCTGCTCCTGCAAGTTGACGACGGCCGCTGCCACCTTCCGAGCCCGGTCGACGGTAGTCATCTATCGAACCTCCGTGAGAATGAATTGATCGAGAGCGACGCGCGCGCGCTCCGCCGCGGCGGCAGCTTCCTGCTGCAGTCGCTTCGATTCGCGCACCTGTTCCTCAGCGGCCTCGACGGCAAGGTCGGCGCGGCGGTGCGCGGCGAGCGCTCCGGCGTACTCGGCGCCGAGGTCGGCGATCGTCTTCGCCGGCGGCGGCGCCGCCGAGAGCCGCGGCGCGGTGAGCGCCACTTCGACGCTGTTGGCGCGCCCGGCCCCGCCGCCTGGATTGACCGGGCCATCGCCGCGCGGCCCCGGAATCGGTTTGTCCTGATCACGCGATGGCGGACGCGGACCGTCCTTCAGCGCGGGAAAGAGAATGTCGAGCTGCTCGAGGTGGGAGAGGATCGGGGCGTGGTGGCCGCACTCCCAACTGCTCACCGCCTGGTCGGCGACGCTGAGCAGCTCCCCGAGCTCGAACTGCGAGAGCCCCTCGGCGATGCGCGCGGCGCGCAGTGCCTCGCCGAAGGAAGTCGGCTTCGCCGCCTCGACGATCTCCTCCGGCGGGCCGGCGTCCGCGACAGCGGCCGCGGGCTCCACCGCATCGATGAGAAGCTCAAGCGGTGCTGACGAATGCTCGGTCTCGCCGAACGCAAGGTGGTGCCGCGGCGCCTCCCTCGGGAGCAGGTACGCGTAAGGGATGAGCGCGCGCATCACGCCGGCGATCCGCTTGAACTGGACCGTCGACGGGAGCGCCTTCCCGTCCTCCCAGTCCTTCACCTCCGAGCGGCTCACGCCGGCCTGGTCGGCGATCTCCCTGAAGGAGAGCGCGCGCGACACGCGCACGGCGTGGAACGCTTCGGCGAACGTCTGATACTTGTTGGCGGCGGGAATCATCGGCGTCGGCTAGAAGGGGATGTCGTCGTCGCCCGCGCCCGGCCCGTCGCCGAAATCGGGCGGCGGCGGGTCGACCGCCGGCTCGCCTTCGGACTCGGGCAGCGGGATCCCCTGCTTCTTCATTTCCGCCTCGATGGCGGCGAGCATCACGCGCTCCTTGTCGTGCCAGCGCGACTTCGACGGGTCCGTCAGCGTGCGGATGCTGCCGTTGCGGTAGTAGGTGAGGTCGCGCTCGCTCGCGCCGGAGATCGGCGCGCCTTTGCTGCGTCCGTAGGGCGGGAAGACCATGCCGCCGCCGGGCGCCGCCGCCGGCGCGCGCGGCGCCGACGTGGACCCCTTCAGCAGCAGGTCGAGCTTGCGGTTGATCTCGTCGAGTCTCTCGTCGGTCGTCATCGCTTCTCCATGGCGGCCGCCGTCGCGGCGCGAATCTTCGCGTTCTCGTGCACCACGTCGTGATCGATGGCCGTGACGCGCAGCTCGAGGCCGGCGTCTCCCTCCGCGACGACGATCGCCGACGCGCTTCCGGTGAAGACCACGCGGTTGCCGACGATGAGCACGACCGGCGTCGGGACGCAGGGCTTCTTCTCGGCGAGGACGTGGCGCACCTCGTCGCGCGGCCAATTCACCGTCGCTGTGATATTCGGGACGGGCTTCTCGCTCATTGTGCCGTGCTCTCCTTGGGTGGAATCGGCTCCCACCCCTTGACCGCTCGCCGGCAGTTGCCGCACGTCGTGAGGCTGCGCGTCTTCGTGCCGCGCTCGGGAAGCCGCGCCGTACACCACGTGAATCCTTCGGCCATGTCCTTCTCGGTCCCGTCGGTGTGCCGGAACCAGCCGCCGGCGATGAAGTGGATCCTCATCCCGCGGCCGAGGCTCTCTGCATCTCGCCGAAGATCGGATGCAAGCTCGTGCCGTCGTTTCGGGTCGGACTCTGCAGCAGGACCCCGCTCAGGTTGGGGAAGCGCCGCGCGTCCTCCACGGTGATGTCGTTCTCGTAGAGCAGGTAGCGGAGCTTCGACATCCACCCCTCGGCGAGCGCCTTCTCGCGCAGCCGCAGGTAGAGGTCGGTCGCGTAGCGGCTCCACTCGGAGCGCCCGCCGTGCTCGTAGACGTCGGTGAACCACCGGAACCCGGGGCTCCCCAACTCGTAGCCCGCGCGCACCTTCTGCCAGTTCGAGCGGTCGTTGTAGGGCTCGGCCCACACCGTCTCGCAGAGCTCCGGGCGAATCCCGTCGATCAGGAGATCGAGCGAATCGCCGGCGAGAACGTCGGGAAAGATCGGGCACAACATGCCGAAGGTGGGAACTGCTGCACCTTGCAGTCGGCGCGTCGCCTCGATTCTCGCGGTCGGCGGAGGGCACCCGATCTCCACTCGCCGCGCCCAGTCGCTATCGAGGCTCCCCGTCGATAGGCCGACGACCACGCGATCGCGGTGCTCGAAGAAGAGATCCCGCCACTTCTGCGACGTGCCGACGACGCTGTTCTTGGTGAGCACGCGGATGCGGAAGGAGGTCCCGTTGAGCAGCATTCGCAGCGCCTTCTCCGTCGTGCCGGCGCGCAGCGGAGGACCGCTGAAGGCGTCGGTGAGCATGGAGAAGACGAGCGTCTCGCCGCCGCCCCATCCCGGCTTGTGGCTGGCGATCTGGCGCTCGATCTTCTCGAGCACGTCGGGCCACACCATCGCGAGGTCGGGCTCGTCGCTCGGATAGATGCGCTCGCCGAGCTGCTCCTCGGTAGCGTCGGCGAACTTCTCTCGGTTGATGCGGAGGTAGTTCCCGGTGTTGCTCGAGCAGTAGCTGCAGCCGAAGCCGCAGAGCGCCATCAGGTCGAGCTTCCATGTCGAAAGCTCCTTCTTCGCGAACCCGGGCGACTTCGTGATGGGCTGGCGAATCGAGGGCACTTCGACGACCAGATGCCTGCGGGGGCTATCCATCGGCCATCTCCTTGAGCGCGGCGCGCGCGACGTCGGGCCGCCGCGTGATGAGGAACCGCCAGAATCGACTCACCTCGGCGCTCTGTCGCTCGTCGCTCCAGGCGCTGAAGTTCCCTGAGTGGCATTCGCCGTGGTGGCGACGGCAGACGGGGAACGCCAGCAGGTCGATCACCGGCGCGTGGCCGCTCGCCGGCCAGTGGTGGAGCTCGTCCGCCTTGTGCGTCCCCTCGCCGAGCCGGCACATCGCCTCCGCCTTGACGAACGCGCGCAGCGTCGGCGAGTGCATCTCTCCGGTCTTCGGCGCCGCGGCGCCCGTCGTGCGCGCCGACGATACGAGGCGCGGAATGACCGGCCCTACGTCGGAGCGGACGCCGACCGAGACCGCGTCTTTGCTGAGCCGCCGCTCCTTCGGGCGCGAGCGCAGCCCCGTCTTCCTGTTGAGCGACGTGCGCTTCACTTGGTGCACGCTTCGACGAGCACCTCGGCGATGAACGCTTCGAGGAAGCGCGCGAGCGCGTCGCCGCGGATCGCCGTCCCCTCGATACTCTGAGCTGCCTCTTCGGCGAGCTCTCTGATCCGTTCCTTCTCCACCACGCCTCCTACTTCGCGGCCCGCTTGAGGGCTTTTTGCGTCGCGGCGATCGGTACGAGCTTCACCTCGGTCCCGATCGTCTTGGTGAGGCCGCCTGCCACCTCGACGGCGGAGAGCACGTCGCGCTTCATGGCCGCGAGCTTTCCCTTCTTGGCGATCGGTCGCAGCACGTTCTCGATTGCCTTCTGCGACGTCGTCAGCTGGACCACCTCCGCTCCGGCCTTCTCGCCGTGCTTCTCCGTGACGACCTTCTGCACGACGGCCGCATCGAGCGCGGTATCCGGCACCTCGACCTCGCGCCACTCGTGCTCGCCGTCGGGATGCGGCAGCGGGGCGCGGCGCGCGCGATCCTTCAGGACCGGCTTGACACGCTTGAGCAGCTCTTCGACCAGGAGCACGCGCGAGAGCGCGACTCCCGCCGCCTCGTTGGAGAACACGCTCTCGTCCGACATCCGCTCGACGAGTCCCTTTCCCTCGTCGACGAAGACCGTCGCGTTCTCGGCGACGAGCTTCACGATCGCCTGCGTCTCGGCGACGATCGCTCCCGCGAGCTTCACGTTCGCCGGGCACGAGTCGTAGGCGGGGCAGTAGGTGCACTTCCCTTTCTTGACGTCGACGCCGAGGCCCGCCTCGTAGCGCAGCCACGACCGCTCGATCTCGTTGGCGAGCGCGACCATCTCCTCCTCGACCTGCAGGAGCGAAATGAAGTCGAGCTGCGCCTCGTTCCACGGCAGCGACCCGTCGTCGCGCAGATAGACCAGCGCGACGATCGCGTGGTCGACGCCGAGGGCGCGCGCCGCGGCGAGCGCCAGGAACCTGACCTGCTTGTGATCGACCGCCAGGCCGATGCGCCGGTAGCCGCTCTTGAAGTCGATTACCAGCACCGCCTTCGTGCCGTCGGGCAGCATGACCGTCGCGACGAGGTCCGCCGTCCCGTCGTAGTCCGCGGCATCCTCCCTCGGCGGGTAGGTGCCTCCCGCGTGCGGCTTGAGGTCGTAGCCGAGGATGCGCGCCTTCCCGGTGCGGTGGTTCCACCTGAGAGACACCTCGTATCGGCCGCCCTTTGGCAGCTTCTCGAGCGGGATCTGCTCGCAGAGGTTGCGCCACGACGCGTCCGCAGGAATCTCCTCGAGCGCCGCTTCGCGGCCGACCTCCTCGGCGCGCACCATGAACGCGTGCGCGCCGTTGCCGTAGGCCGCCCACTCGCTGTCGACCACGTCGTCGACGCGGGGCAGAAACACCGACGGTGGACACAGCATCGCTCGCGGGAGCGCGCTCGCCGTGGGCAGCAGCGGGAGAGGAGCGCCCTGTCGCCGGCCGCACATCAGGCGGCCGCCGTCGTCGCGGCCCTGGTGATCGCCTTGCGACGCTCCGAGAAGGCGTGGGCGATCCACTCCGCGTCCTGGCGCCCGAGGTTGTCGGGCGTCTCCTTCTCGAGCTGCGTCACGGCCTCCTGCGTCTTGCAGGCTTCGAGCTTGTCGGTCCAGAAGCGCTGCAGGACGTCGCGGGCCTCTTCCGCCGCGGCGTCCCGCGCCTTCACATCGACGAGCCCGTCGCGGTGCGCCCTGAACGCGGCGCCGTACTGATTCCGCTCTTTCGAGCCTTCAGCGAAGGCGGCGCCAGCCTGCTTCGCGTTCTCCCTCATCTCCTCCTCGGTCGTCGAGGCCTTGAGCGCAGCCAGGATCTCGTTGAGCTTCGCCGCGAGGTCGACCTTGGGAGCCGGCTCCTTCGACGGCGTCGTCACCACGCTCGCCGCCGGGGGCGACGAGGACCCGGTCGTCTCCTCCGTCACATCGACCTCGAGGACTTCCCACGAGCGCCGCCCCGCCGCCGCTCCGATGACCTCCGGCGGCAGGTCTTCGAGATCCTGGCCGAAGACGCCGCCCGAGCGGGTGACGGCGAGCGTCGCGTGCACGTGCGAGCGCTTGCACGCCATCTTGAGGAAGGTGTTGACGAGGTCGCACACGTCCTCGTTGGGGACGAAGAACTGCTTCATCGTCACCCCGTAGACGGTGTACTTGCTGCCTTCCCGGCCGTCTCTCTCCTCGGTCGGCAGCTTCGCGATGTCGATGCCCGCCGGGACCTTGCTCTTCCACAGCCACGAGGTCCCCTCGCGCTGGCGGAGTTTCGTCTTGTCGAACCACGACCCGACGTCGGCCTCGGGCACCCACCGACCCGCGTACTTCTTCTCCTTGCTGTTGCAGGAGCCGTATCCGACGCCGACGAGGACGTTGCTCCGGCGGTCGCGGAGCACGCACTTGACGCGGTAGTGGAAAAAGCCGCGCTCCCAGTCCTCGCTCTTCTCCTCGATGACGAAGTCGACCGCGAGCCCGTACATCTCGCAGAGCTTCTGCGCGCCGGACTGCCAGAGCGATTTCTCCCTCGTGCCCGGGATGACGCCGAAGTCGACGCCTTCGACCATTGCCTGTTGCACGAAGCCCTGGAGCTCCTGCATCCGGCGCTTCGCCTCGGCCGGCGAGCACGTCATCGTGAGACCCTGATATTCGCTCTTCACGAGAGCGAACGGCGACTCTCCATCCATTGCCTGCTTCCTCCTTCGTCCCGATCTAGGACGATGGAGCTAAGCTAACTCGTACTAGTGCAGCAGTCAATAAGAATCGTTCGAGCTAGCCAAGAAAGATCCAAACGGCATCACACGTAGGACGTGCTTCGGCTTCGTTTATGTGATGTGTATGGGGGCTGACCGACGGAAGCGACGCGGGTGTGGGACTATCGATTACTTTTGATTCATCTGCGGGGAGATGGCGGGATGACGACCCTTATCGTGGACGACGACGACGCATTCCGCGCTCGCCTGCAACGATGTCTCGACGGTGAGACGCGCACCGCGCGCTGCATCGAGGAAGGACTGAGAGCTGCCGAGGATTGGCAGCCGTCGGTGATCCTCCTTGACGTCTGGTTTCGTGGCTCGTCAATGGGGACAGGAATTGACGCGATCGAGAGCTTCCGCAAGGTCTGCCCGCGCGCGGAGATCGTGATCATGACCGGCCACTACGACGAGGCCGACCAGAAGAGGGCAGAGCGGGCGAAGGTGTTCGGCTACGTCGAGAAGGGCGACAACGACGTCCTGGCGGCGATGGCGCTCGCCGCGCGGCAGAGCGTCACTTCTTCTTTCGTGGCGACCGCGTCCCGCGCGCACCACTAGCAGCCGCCTGGCGGAGCTTCTCGGCTCCGCGCGCGGAGACCGAGCCCCGCACCGTCGTTCCCGGGATCACGTCGGAGATGGCCCGATAGCGGGCAATGATTCCGTCGATCGCTTCCTCGAGCCCGGCCGGGGCCTTCCCGAGCACCTTCCGATGGACGAACCACGCCTTGCGCTTCGCCGGATCGGGCGGAGGTGGGTCCGCGTCGAGGAAGTGCTCGAACGGGCGACCGAAGACCGCGCTGAGCTTGATGATCGACTTCCGCTCGGGAACGCGGCGCCCCTGCTCGAATCCTCGCACGGCGTCGAGCGACAGGCCGGACATGTCTGCAACCATCTGCTGCGACACGTCGATGCCGAGCGCTTCGCCGAGCTCGTGCCGGAAGCGAATGCAGTTTTTCTGCACGATTTCTCTCTCCCGCTCATCGGCGGTTAAACCCGCTTCGCGACTCATGTAGTACACCGTGCCATAGGTCATGTTCACGATGCAACTTCAAAAATAAGATTGACCGCTGCACTAGTGCAGGCTAACTGCGTAGGCATGAACTACGCTGCCCTGCTGGACGGCTGGCTGAAGAAGAACGACGTCACCCAAACCGAGTTCGCTCGGTTGATCGGCGTCGAGCAGCCCGAGGTCTCGAAGTACACGCGCGGCCCCGAGGCTGGCGGCGGGCGCATCCCGAGCATCCGGATCGCCGTCCGCATCCACCTCGTTACCGACGGTGCGGTCCCCGTCACGAAAGCTCACCCGGAGCTCGACGACGTGATCGATCAGCTCGTCGCGGCGCGCGCGGCGGCTTAGCGTGCGGCAAGTCTTTTCTGGCTGGTGGCGTCTTGATCGTCGTGCGGACCTCGTTGTCGCGCGCGCTGACGACCGCCCGCACCTCGCCTCGGAGAGCGACTCGTCTTTCGGTAGTGAACCGAACGCGCATCTCGTGAACGTAGGTGCTCGCACGAGTGCGCGCAACCTGAGCAGGCGCGCAGTAGCTCACGACGACGACCGATCGCCGACGTGGTGTCCCAAGCGCCACGATTCGCGCCGGCCCCGCGGAGAGGTCTGAGGAGTGGCCAATCGCGGCCAGTGGGGCAACGCCTTGATCGCCTCGCTGCGGGCGAAGGGAGACCCGCGCGTTGCCGGCGTCGCGGCGCCGAAGCGGCGCCCCGTGAAGCGCGCGCAGCCGCCCGTCGCCGCGCTCGAGCCCGCGAACCTCGGGTGGATCTTCACCATCGAAGGCGCTCCGAGGACGAAGGGCAACAGTCGGTCGGGTAGCGGCACGGTCCCGAGCGCAACTTACCGTCGGTGGTTTCACGCTGCGATGGAGCAGGTTCCCGAGATCCGCCGCGCCATTTTCGGCACGGTGCAGGTGCCGGTGATCGTCAAGGCGACGTTCTACCGCTCGCGCGCCGTCAAGGCGGACCTCGACAACTATCTGAAGGGGCTTGGCGACTACCTGCAGCGCGCCGGGTTCATCGTCAACGATTCGCTGATTCGAGGATGGGACGGGTCGCGCCTCGAGCTTGACAGGGAGCGCCCGCGAATACTCGTCGAAGTCGAGGCCGCGGCGTGATCGCGAATGCGATGGGCGAGCGCGGTTTCACGACGCACCAGGATGCGGTGCGCGCGCTCGCGGGATGCACCTTCGCGCCGGCGACGTTCACCAAGCGCTTCGTTCGCGACGTGAGAGGCCTCGTCGGTCCACTCAGCGTGAAGCAGGCCGCTGTCGTCGAGAAGCTCGTGCACCGCTACCGGAAGCAGCTCGCCGACGACAAACGAAGGGTCCGCCAAGGAGGAGCCACGTGAACGAGAAGACCGCGAAGATTCTCCGTCGGTGGGTGCTGAAGTCGGTGCCCTCCGCGAATCCGAAGAAGCCCACCACCGACGAGCTGTCGCGACGCCTCGCGCTCCACCGCAAGGAGCGGGACGACCTGGCGCGCATGACCGCGCGCGAGCGCGGCCGGCGCCTGTCGACGATGAAGACCACCGCGGCGCGCGCCGCCTGAACCGCTTTCAACCAAGGAGAGCACGATGACCGAGAAGACGAAGCCCGCTCCCCCGCCGCCCGTCGACTTCAACAAGTTCCTCGCCGACCTCGACGAGGGGCGCCTCAACGCGCAGCTGACGCACCAGCTCGCCACCGTCGTCCGCGGCGTGCGGGAGACGAAGAAGTCCGGCGCCTTGACGCTGACGATCAATCTGACCCAGGAGGGTTCGATGATCGTCCTCAAGTCGAAGGTCGGCGTGAAGATGCCGCAGCCGGTCAACGACGCGTCGATGTACTTCGCCGCCGAGAACGGCGCCCTGCTGCGCAGCGACCCCCGCCAGCAGGAGATGAAGGACATCAACAAGCCCGCCGAGCCGGTGCCGCTGCGCGCCGTCGGCCCGGCGCGCTCCGAGTAGCTCCGAGACGCCGCCGCGCGCCTCGGGCGCGCGAAGGAACACGCACCACCACCACCACTGCCCAGGAGGGCTGATCCATGGAGAATCCGAACACCAAGGTCGCGCTCGACGCCGGCGCGCAACTCGCGATCCTCGAAGGTCGCCACGGCGTGATCGCCGACATCCCCGTCGCGCTCGTGCCGGCCGGGATGACGCTGAAGACGCTCGAGGGCCTCCTCGACGAGCAGGAGAAGCGCGCCACGAAGCCGTCGCGCCGCACGGGCACGGCCGTCCTGCACGAGCTCGAGAGCTTCGTGAAGCACGTGCAGCGCTTCAAGGACGACGGATCCATCGTCTACGCCGACAGCGAGCAGATCGAGCTCACCGCGGTCCTCAACTACCACAAGGCGGGCGCCGCCGCGGATCCCCGGTGGGGCGACCACCGCGCCATCTACGTCTGCCCGCTGTCGGTGCAGTGGAAGACGTGGAAGGACCAGAGCGGGAAGTGGATGTCGCAGGACGACATCGGCCAGCACATCGAGGACAACATGGCCGACCTCGCCGCGCCGACGCCGGCGGACGTGGGCGTCGTGTCGCCCGCGAAGCTGCTCGAGACGACGCGCAACCTCATCATCCGCAGCAAGGGCGAGTTCTCGCGCTCGATCAACCCGTCGACCGGCGAGTTCTCCGTCGTCAACAAGACCGAGCACGAGACGACCTCGACGCCGATCCCGAAGACGTTCCTCCTCGGCATCCCGGTGTTCGAGGCGGGCGTGCTCTACCGCGTCGAGGCGCGCTTCCGCTTCAACCTGAACAGCGGCCGCCCGCAGTTCGCCTACGAGCTCGTCACGCCGCACCTCATCGTGAAGGACGCCTTCCAGGCGGTGCGCCAGGAGGTGATCTCGAAGACGGGCCTCGAGGTGCTCGCCGGTCACCCGGAGCCGACGCTGCTCGCGGGCGGCTTCGACAGCAGCGACGACGAGTAGTCGACGTCGCAGATGATCTTCCTCTTCTACAGCGTCGTCTTTGGCCTCTCCCTTGGTGAGATGAAGACCGAGGGAGAGGTCGCGACGAAGCGGCGGCGAGCGCGCGCTCCCCCGCGATCCAACGCGCCCGCAATGGGGGTGCAGACGGAGAACCGTGTCGGAGAGGGCGACACGCTGGTTCCCCTGTCTTCGGTGAACGGCGACGCGAACACGTAGAGCGGGTGACGGAGTCACCGAAAGCTCTGGTCCCGAAGCGGACCGCCGATCGACATCGGCAAGAAGCGACGCCCTGAGCCACGAGCCGGAGCAAGACCGGCGACAGGGACTGAAGCAGGTTGAGCGCGTCACCGTGGCGCGCGGAGGGCTCGATGCACGACGACGTGCGTTTCTGCGACAACGCCGGTGCTCTGCGTCCGGCGTCCTACGTCCTAGCGGACGGGATCCGCTCGAGGAGCGTCGCGGGGCAGTGGGAGTCGCTGCCGATTGCCGGGATGCATCCCCGGAAGATCTGGCGCCCGCGCATGGTGATTGCGGTTGCGGCGCCGTTCGCGCTGCTGCTGCTCGGGTTCCTGATGTGGCTCGGGTCGAGGGCGCGATAGGTGGCGCGCGAAGGAAAGGCGCCGGCGTTCCCGTTCTACGCCGCCGACTGGCTCGCCGACCTGAAGATGAGCCTCGCCGGGCACGAGGCGAAAGGGGTGTTCGTCGACCTCCTCTGCTTCGCCTGGCGCGAGGGCGGGTTGCCGACAGACGAGGTGTCTTTGGCGGAGATTTGTCGGCTGCACCTCAACCGTTTCCGGCCCGTTTGGAAGAAGATTGGCGACCGTTTCGTCCACGATTCCTCGACGAATCGTCTCGTCTCGGCGCGGATGGAGGCTGAGAGAAAACGGCAGGAGGATAAGCGGGAAAAGAACACGAGAGCCGCAAAGGTCCGGTGGGACGCTCATGCGAACGCATCAGTTTCGCATGTGCAGGATCAAAGCGGGCGCAGTGCTCCTGCATCGGAAACGCATTCCCCTGCAGTTGCTGTTGCAGTTGCTGTTGCAGCTTCTTCTACAAACACAGAGAGCGCGAGTCCTCAAGCTGCGCTGCTCTCAGGACAGACTCGAGCGCCGAAGTTCGACTTCGATGCGGTCTACTCGCTCTACCCGCGCAAGGAGGGCAAGACGCGCGGGATGAAGCTCTGTCGAGAGCAGATCTCGAAGGAGGCGGACTACCAGTCGCTGCGGAAGGCGGTGGCGAACTATGCCGCCGGGATGCGCGGCGTCGAGGTGAAGTTCATCAAGCACTTTGCAACGTTCATGGGCTGCTGGCGCGACTACCTCGACGTCATCCCGGCCGCCGCCGCTACCACCGTCGCTCCGGCGCGCGCTCACAAGACGCACGAGGAGACGGAGCGCGAGCGCGCCGACGCGCGTCCCGTGAAGCCGGTTCCACCGGCGGAGGAGATCCTCGCGAACTTGCGCAAGTCCAGCGGCCTGAAGCAGGAGAAGAAATGAATCCCACTCGACGAGTGCTCCCCTACAGCCACGAGTCCGAGGTCTCCGTCCTCGGCGGTGTGCTGCTCTACGCGAAGGCCTTCAGCCAGGTCTCCGACGTGGTCGTTCCAGAGGACTTCCACCACCCGCTCCACCGGGCGATTTACAAAGCGTTCATCGAGCTCGACGCGGCGTCGAAGCCGATCGATCAGATCACCGTCGCCGAGCAGATGCGCGCCAACGACTCGTACACGGAGCTGAAGGCGTTCAACGGCGAGGCCTACTTCTCCGAGCTGACGAGCGCCGTCGTCACTGTCGAGAACATCGCCTTCCATGCGCGCATCGTGCAGGGCAAGGCGACGGCGCGCCGCCTCATCGAGGCGTCGCAGGAGATCGCCGCTAAGGGCTACGGCGACTACGGCGACGTCGACGAGTTCGTCGACGAGGCGGAGCGCGCGGTGTTCGAGATCGCGCAGCGCGCGCAGAGAAGCTCCTACCACCCCGTCAAGAAGATCCTCGGCAGCACGGTGAAGGCGCTCGAGTCGCGCTACGACCGCAAGCAGGCGATTACGGGCGTGCCGTCGGGCTACCACAAGCTCGACGCGCTCACCGCCGGGTTCCAGCCCGCCGATCTCGTGATCATCGCCGCGCGCCCGTCGATGGGGAAGACCTCGCTGGTGATGAACACGGCGCAGAATGCCGCCATCGAGTTCGGCGTGCCGGTGCTGGTCTTCTCGCTCGAGATGTCGAAGGAGTCGCTCGTCGAGCGAATGGTGTGCTGCGAGGCGCGCGTCGACGCGACGCGCCTGCGCTGCGGGATGCTCGAGCAGCGCGACTGGATCAACATCACCAGGGCGGCGAGCCGAATCTCCGAGGCGCCGATCTGGATCGACGACTCTGGTTCTCCGACGCTACTCGAGATCCGCGCGAGGTCCCGTCGGTGGCGCTCTGACCCGGATATTTTCACCGTCGACCGTCAGCAGGGAATGATCGTCGTCGACTACCTGCAGCTCATTCACGGTCGCCAGGCGGAGGGGAAGCGCGAGCAGAACCGCGAGCGCGAGATCTCCGAGATCAGCCGCGGCCTGAAGGCGCTCGCGAAGGAGTTGCGCGTGCCGATCCTCGCGCTGTCGCAGCTCAACCGCGGCGTCGAGTCGCGCGCCGACAAACGGCCGCAGCTGTCGGACCTGCGCGAGAGCGGTGCGATCGAGCAGGACGCCGACGTGATCGCCTTCATCTACCGCGACGAGGTCTACGACAAGGAGTCGCCGGACAAGGGCGTCGCCGAGATCATCATCGGCAAGCAGCGCAACGGCCCGACGGGGACGGTGAAGCTCGCCTTCCTGAACGCGTACACGCGATTCGAGAACCTCGCCGGCGGTGAGCCGCCGCCGCACCTGCAGTAGGAGACGCTCATGCGACCAGAGTGCAGCATCTGTCACCGACCGAAGGGATCCGCCGAAGACCTGGCCGGCGGGCCAATTTTCAGGCGCCCCGACCTCTGCTTTCGCGACCAGTCGTTCCCGGTGAGCGAGCGGATGCGCCTCTTCGCCGTCGGAATCTGCATGCAGTGGCAGGAGAAGGGCGAGGAGTTCGCGGCGCCGGCGCGCGCGCTCGAGCAGGAGCGGAGGCGCAACGAGGAGATCATCGCGCCGCTGCGCGCCTACGCCGAGAGCGTGGCAGGCGCACCGATCCCCGACGAGCATCTCGCCGGAATCATCGTGCGCTCGCTCGAGGAGGCGGGTGAAGTCGGGCAGGCTCCCGCGGTGAAGACGCTGCGCGACGAGTTCGCGATGGCGGCGCTGTCCACAATGGCCGAGAGCCTTGCCGCAACACCGCCCACCCCGCAGGAGCGCCTTGCTGCGGTCATCGCGTTCGTGGCGGAGCGCGCCTACGTCATCGCCGATGCCATGCTCGCCGCGCGCGGCGTGCGGGGGCCGGTCGAGTGACCGATCTCGAAGAGCAGCTCACGAAGCAGCTTGCCGAGCGCGACGAGGAGTTGCGCCGCTACCGCTTCCTCGTCGACCGCGCGATGCTCGGTGCGCCGAAGTTCGCCACCGCGACGAGCGGGTCGTCAGAGTGCGTCGAGTGCCACAAGTCATTCGAGCGCCGCCCCGGGCAGCGCTCGGATCGCTGCGCTCAGTGCCACAAGGAGCACCGGCGGAAAACCAACGAGCAGTGGCGCGCCGCGAAGAAGAAGAACGGCGAGTGCATGGTGGGCGGCTGCAAGGAGCCACTGGCGCCCGGTAAGACGCGCTGCGAGCCGCACCTTCGCGAGCTGCGCCAAGACCCGGATCACAAGTACCGCCGTCGCTGCGGCTACTGCCGAAAGCTGGTGTCCGACCACGACCAGACGAACTGCCCGCAGCGCGCGGCCGACGCTGCCGCGGCGACGAAGGAGGCATGACGAAGATGGCGAAGAAGCAGACCCGGAAGTCGATCTCCATTCGCGGCACGACCTACGCCAGGCTCCGCGAGTACGGGCTCGACCACGGCGAGTCGATGTCGGATATCACGGAGCGCGCGCTCGCCGCGGTGATCGGCGTCGCTCCTGGGATCGAGCAGTCGCGCCACCTCGCGCCGGCGCGGCAGGCGCCGTCGCCCGCGAGGCCCGCGCCGCCGCTTCCGAAGGCGGCGATCCTCGAGCGAGCGAGGGCGGCCGCGGGGAGCGTCGGCGTGCGTCGGGTGACGCCGCAGCAGGTGGCGCGCGAGCGAGCCGCGGCGCCGCCGCCACCGCCGGGCACGGGGAGACCGCGCGGCCGGGCCGTGCCGGCGATCCCGGTGGAGCTGCGGGGGCCGCAGTGGTAGCGACGCGAAAGATTGGGCTCAAGCTCGACGCCGAAAAAGATCGGTGGGATCTTCTTCCGCCGCGCGCGGCGCGCCTCGTCGTGAAGGCGCTCGGCTTCGGAGCGTCGATCTACGGCGACGACAACTGGAGGCGCGTGAAGAGCCTCCGCCGCCGTTACTACGCGGCCACGCTCCGCCACGTCATCGCGTGGTGGGCCGGTGAGGCGAACGATCCCGACTCGGGCCTGCCGCACCTGGCGCACGCGATCTGCTGCCTGCTGTTCATCCTCGACGACGAGACAAGGAGTCGGAGGGCGTGAGCAGCACCAACCGCGGCGGCGAGCGCTCAATCGCCGACTTCTACCCGACTCCGTCGTATGTCGTGCGCGCGGAGTTGGAAGCGCGCTCGCTGCCCGGCGGCCGTTGGGTTGAGCTCGGCGCCGGCGATGGCGACATCATCCGAGCGGTCAACGCCGTGCGCCGCGACATCGAGTGGACGGCGCTCGAGCTGCGCGACGAGTGCCGGCCGCGCCTTGAAGCGCTCGGCGCGCGCACGATCATCGGCGCGCTGGAGGAGCGCGCCGCCGATCTGAGGCGGATGCCGCACTTCGACGTGGCGATGTTCAACCCTCCGTTCCCCGCCGCGGTCGCGTTCGTGCTCCTCGCACTGGCGATCGCCGACTGGGTGGTCTGCCTCGAGCGCACGCAGTGGGTCGGCGACAGCGAGGAGCGGCAGAAGCTATTCTCGCCGATGATGCCCGACGACGATCGGGTTGGCCGGGTGAAGTTCATCAAGCCGAAGCCCGGCGAAAAGAAGAGCGGCGACAGCACGCCCTACTCATGGTTCGTGTGGGGCCCGCCCGCGTCGCGCTCGCGCACCGTCGGCCAGTATCGGCTCCTCCGTCGATTCCCGAAGGAGGAGCGTGTCCTCGGCCATCTCGCGCCGGCGTCGGAACTCGAGAAGTACCTCCTCCCACCGAAGCAGCCGCAACTCTCGCTAATCGAAGGAGCGCCATGAAAACGAAGCCGCCGAGGAAGGGTCACATCGAGCCGCCAGATCTGGCAGGGCTGCGCGCCGCGCGCGCGGCGATCGACGAGGTGTGCCGGAAGCAGCGGTTCGTGCATCGTCTCACCGACCGCCAGGTGATTGACCTGCTCGATGGAGCCGCGGACCGGGTTCGCACCGAGATGAACGCTGGCGAGCGCGCGCGGCGCGCCGCGCGACGGTGACGCAGCAGCAGCAGGCGGGCGGCGAGCTGTCGGAGCGCCTCGTCGCCATCCTCGCGCGGCTCCGCGAGGGAGACAAGGACGCGATGGGCGCGGTGCTGGCGGCGACGCAGGGGTTCCGCCGCCGGCGCGCGCGGCAGTTCCTGAAGCTCGGCCTCCCCGACGCGGCGATCGACGACCTCGACTCCGAGGGAGCGATCGCGATCATGGAGGCGGCGCCCACGTTCGACCCGGCGCGCGGCGTGTCGCCGCTGAGCTACTTCTCGAAGCCTGTCCTGCGGGCGATGCAGCGGTGGGTCACCGAGAACGCGCGCGCGATGAAGCTGCCGATCGACATCCTGTCGTCGCCGCAGCGGGTCGAGAAGGCCCTGCGGCGCGCGGATCCGGCGACGGCGGATGGCGCGAACACGGCGGCACGGCTGCGCATGGCGTCGGACGCGGCGATGGACGCCCCGGTGCACGGCGCCGATGGGCGACCCCTCGGGGACACGATCGCCGACGATGCGGAGAGCTCGGAGACGGCGGCGGTGCGCGCGCAAGAGGGTGTGCTCGTGCGTCGCGCGGTAGACCGCCTTCCGGCGCGCGAGCGCCAGGTGCTGCTCGAGCGCGCGGACGGCGTCGACCTGAAGGCGGTCGGCGTGACGTCGGCGGCCGGCGATCGATTGCACCCGACGCGCGTGCGCCAGATCGAGATGAAGGGCAAGGAGCGCCTGCGCGAGCTGTTGCCGTGGGCGAAGCCCGACCCGACGGCGGCGAAGGAGGAGAAGCGGCGCAAGAGCGCGGCGGCGGCGATGTCGCAGGTGATCGTCGCGCTCCTCGCCGGGCCGAAGACCGTGCGTTCGCTCGCGCGCCTCGTCGGGCGTAGCCGGCCGCAGGTCTATCAGTGGCTGGCGACGATGAGGACCGAAGGGATTCCCGTCGAGGAGGTCAAGTCGCCGGCGGAGCGGAAGGAGGGCAACTGCTACCGGATCCGGCTCGCCGCAGAACGTCCGATTCTTGTGGAGCAAGAATCAGAGGGACGGCGGAAGCGCTACGCGTCGCCTGGTGGCGACCTTCTTGCGAGCGCTCCACGAATGACGCCAGCGATGGGGAAGAAGCGGATCCGATAGCTTCTTCACCGACCAAACCGGATGCAGCTCCCACGGCGTGGCCCTCCCCTGCCACGTATGCGCCCCGTCGAAGAACCCCCACCCGACGACGCGCACGCGATCGCCACGGCGCACGCGAGGGAGGTGCAGCTCGCCGGGGATTTCGACGATTATGGTTTGCGGCAGCGCTCGCACTCTCCGCAAGCATCGTTCAGAATGCCGCACTGACGGCAACTCCTGCCCAGTAGATCGCCCCCGCAGTGCGCGCACTGGCCGCGCTTGCATCGGATTCGTCGCTCCGCACCGGCCGCGCACCGTAGGCACCAGTTCGGCGCTGTGATGCCGTGTTCGCACGTCGCGGCTGGCGCTTTCTCGTAATCCATCGCTCGCTCCTTCGCTCAGTTCGATGTGCAGGTCGCAGTCCTTCTCCCGCCGCACCAGCTCCACCACGCCTTCGAGCACGTACACCGTGCGCTCGTGCTCGTCGATCGGCTCCTGGCTCGCGCGCACGCGCTTGTCCGAGGCGCCAGCGGGATCGGGCCACGCCAGCATCTCGGCGACGGTCACGCGCACGGGCGGCTGCTCGGACGCGGCGCGGTGCTTGAGGAGGCCCCGGTGCTCGTGCTCGATCGCGGGCGGGATGCATAGGAGGAGGGCGAGGACGATCATGGCTTCTCCTTCAAACCGGCGAACCCAGTGATCTGAGTGATACCGCGCGGCTTCCATTCGTGCTTGCAGCGACGGCACTTGCACTCCACGCCCGTAATCAATCCGTGCTCATGTATCCCGTCGTCGAATACGATACCGCCAGCTTCCTGCTCAAAAAAGGTGTACGCAATCGAACTCTCTCTTATCCGCAGTTCGACGCCTCCGCACCGAGGACAGCGGACATTGCGAGGCCTGCTCATTGTTCGTGCTCGACGGGCGGCGAGACGCAGAGGAACGCGCCGACGATGAGGGCGATCATGTGCCTTCTCCGAAGCCACGGAGCAAAGGCTGGATGGTCCCGTCCGCGAACATTCTGTCGAGCATGACATCGCCCTCCGGCTCGTCGCCATTCCATCCGTCGGGCCAGGTGTTCGCCGCCACCAGTTCGCGGATTCGCGCTTCCTCCTCTGCGTTGAGGATGTTGAGGCGCGGGGCTCCGATGCGATCGGCCTCGGCGTTCACGCGCGCCTGCACTTCGAGGATCTGGTCGAGGAACTGGATCCTCGACGTGAGCAGCAGTGGGCCGAGTCGCTGCTGGTTGAGCGCCAGCTTTCCATCCTTCCGGCGCTCGCCTCCGGGCTGTCGTAGCCGGTGTTGCGGCTTCTTCATCTCCGCGTAGATCGCTTTGAGGGCTCCGACCAGGAGCTGAAGATGCGTCCATCCATCAAGGCGACTGCTGTATTTGAGCGCCCGATCCTCCTCGACGAGATTGCAGTCGACGCAGCCGGTGCGCGCGTTTTTCTCCTCCGCCTCGTCGCCGCCGTACGCATCCGCGAGAAGCGCGGTCGACCAGTCTCCGAACTCGATCCGCTCGGCCCAATGCTTCAGCCACTCCCACACGTGGCAGACGCGCATGTGAAGAATGGGCGCCAGCGTGTCGCAGAATGACGAGTCGAGCGACTCTTGATACCAGCCCTGGCCGCACTCACCGCCGTCGCGGCCGCACGCGATCGCGATCCGGTCATCGCGCGCAGCGCTCTCACCGACGCGGAGCCCGGTGAGCAGGAGGATCTTATCGGATAGCTTCCTCGGACCAATGACCTCGTAGTCGTCGCCGAGCTTCTGGCGAAGATCATCAGCCACGGCGGCGATCGCTTCCGAGGGAGGCGGCGGAGTCTGGCGCTCCGCCTCGACGAGGCGTCGCAGCTCCTCGGCCATCGGCTGGATCTTCAGCTTATCGGTGCACCACCGAAATCTAGTCGACGGAGGCGGAACGCCGCGCCCGAGCATGTAGACGAAGAATCGATGATCGATCGGCGCCATCACAGTGCGCACGACGAGCGTGCAGCCGTTCTCGGCGAGATCAGCGGCCTTGTCGGTCAGCTCGTCGCGAATCGAGCAGGCCGCCTGCCACAGCGGGGGGATCTCCATGCGCGTGTCCGCGTAAAGCACTGTCAGAGACTTCGGGGCGCGGAGCAGGCGCAACAGAGCCGTGATTTCGGCGTTGATGATGAACGCCCCGCGGCGCGCTTCCCTGGCTGAGAGCAGGATCCATACGACCATCGTCAGCAGGACCGTCGAGTCCTTCCCTCCCGACCACGCGATCGCCCAATGCTGATGGGTCGACCCGTAGGTGAACAGAGATTCGATCGTCAAGCGGATGGAATCGCTCATCTGAAGCCGCGCGCCGCCGAATAGGGCTTCCTGCCTCATGGGATGCACTCCCTTCTGGTCGCCACGGGTTGATAGTCGAGCGGCTTCTTGCAGCGATGGCACTCCTTCCAATACGTCCCTTCCTCGCGCTGCCGAGGGCTCTGGCTGTAGTAGGAGATTCCGCACTGCGCAGATCGATCGGGGACTTTGTCGGCACGCCGCTTATCCCGGAGGATCCGACGCGTCGTGGCCGCCAATCGTTCCTCTTCGCTGAGCTTCGCCATCAGGACACGCATCCGGCGGCGAGATCGCCCATCCGACGGACGTAGTTCGCCTTCGCCAGCGCCTCCGACATGACGGGGCTTACCGCGTTGCCGCACATGCGGACCTGCGAGGTCTTGGTGAGCTTCACGCCTTCCCACTCCGACTCGATGTCGTAGGAGTCGGGGAAGCCCTGCGCGCGGAAGAGCTCGCGCGGCGAGAGCATCCGCATTCCGATGTCGACGATCTCGTAGTCGACGCCGTGGATCGTCACGATCAGCGCGAAGCGGTCCTTGGTGGTGACGGTGTGGAGCGGCTCGCCGAGCTGCGGGTCCTGGTCGGTGCCGTAGTATTTGATCAGCAGCGCGCGGACCTCGGCGATGTGGTTCCCGTTCGCCGTGACCGTCGGCAGCGGCTCCTCGACGGCCTGCGCGGTGTTGGGGTGGTCGTCGACGCCACCGCGCAGGTGGACCAAATGCGAGGCTTCGATGGTGGGCCCGAAGAATCCACCCTCGTATTCGGCCCCGTCGGGGTCCGTGTTGTCGTGGTCGTCGAGCCAGGGCTCGAGCTGCGCCTCGATGACCGTGTGGTGGTCGCGCTGTGTGATGGTGTCGACCGGCGCATCCATCGACGTCCCGGCCGGCTGCTTGGTGATGCGCTCCACGCCCGGGCCGCCGTAGTGCTTCGCCAGGAATGCGGAGACGACCGAGTGCTTCACTCCCTGCCCGACGACGGTGCCGAGCGGCGCGTGCAGGTCGAGCGTGCGCGGCTTCTGGCCCTTGCGCTCGCCGTAGGAGGTCTGGATCAGCGTCGGCGCGATGAGGAGGTGCTCCGCCTTTGTGGTGACGGTGGTGAGCGGGGTGCGCGCGTCGTTCGAGTAGTCGCCGTTTCCGCCGGTTTGCCCGATGCGCGCGAGGAGCGGCGCGACGATGGCGTGCTCTCCACGCTTCGACGTGGTCGTGGTCCGCATCGGCTCGTTGATGGAGCGCGGCTCGTTGCCGCCGCCGCCCCACGTCTTGACCGGCGTGAGGAATGGCTGCACGAGCGCCTTCTCGCCGCGGCGCGCTCCGGTGACCGTCGGGAGTGGCTCGTTGATCGAATGCACGCGAGCGTCGACGCTGGTGCCGCTCGGTCGGACGCCGGTGTGCGAAACAGGCGCGATGAATGGAACCATCGCTTTCGGCCGGCGGTCGGCATCGGGGACGATGAATGGGTCCTTGGCGTCGAGGACGAACTTCTTGATGCCTCGCGCGATGCGCCGCAGCGTGTTGTCGGAGAGCGGCCGCTTCACGCCGATCTTCTTGCCCTCGGCGTTGGTGAGGAAGATCGACGGGCAGGGGATCGACCAGTCGATGCACTCGGCGGCGGTGCGGTAGGGCTTGAGGCCCTTCGCCGCGGCGACCGCCGGCGGGGCGTGCGTCGCCTCGGGCCACACGATCGGAAGCCCGTCGCAGCGCGCGATCAGGAAGAGCCGCTTGCGCGTCGTCGGCGCGCCGTAGTCGCACGCGCGGAGCTGGCGCCAGTCGACGTCGTAGCCGAGGTTGCGGAGGCGCGCGACCCACCGACGGAAGGTGAACCCGGCGCGAGTCTTGTCGGGCGTGCCGTCGTCGAGGAGCGGCCCCCAATCCTCGAACTCCTCGACGTTCTCGAGCATGATTAGCCGGGGTTTCCTCGCCTCGGCCCATCGAACGACGACCCAGGCGAGGCCGCGCCGGCGGCGCGCCTTGTTGCGATCGCGGAAGGGCTTTCCGCCTCGGGCTTTTGAATGGTATGTGCAATCTGGCGAGAACCACGCGAGCTCGACTTGCTTGTCGCCGCACACCTTCCGCGGGTCGACATCCCACACCGACTCGCAGAGGTGCTTCGTGTCGGGGTGGTTGGCGGCGTGCATCGCGAGCGCCTCGGGATCGTGGTTGACCGCGATGTCCGGCGAGCGGCCGAGCGCCCACTCGATACCGAGGCTGGCGCCGCCGCCGCCGGCGAAGTTGTCGATCACCAGATCTTCGGTGTGCAGGCGTAGCATCGGCGGCCGACGCGTCGCGCGCTTCGGTTTCGACTTCATCGGCTTTCCGCCTCGACGAGGCGCTTCGCCTTCGCCTCGTCGGACTCGCGCCACACGATTCCGATGTGAAGGGGGCCGACGTGGATGTGCGACGAGGGCTGCGACATCGTGAGCCCGCTGCGGAGGACGTTCGCCGGCTCGTGGTGAAACAGCGGTTTCCGCTTGTGCTTCCACCAGGGGATGGAGATCGATGCGCTGAAGTAGATCGGTCTCATGCGGCGGTCCTTTCGGCGACGGCGCGCCCGAGCGCGGCCAGGTTGTTGCGGGTCTCCTCGTCGAGCCCCCACGCGAAGAGCAGCTTCCCGCAGCGCGCGCGGCCGCAGTCGACGGCGCCAGCGGCGACGTAGGTCGCGCCGTCGTGCCCGAGCGCCGGATCGGCGTAGGTGGCGAGCAGGCGAGGCGCGGCGCGCAGCCCGTCCGCGCGGCACTTGCGCGCGATCCACTCGTCGCGCACCCCGCGCAGCGGGCCGCGGTTTCTCTCGCCGCGCACGACGCGGCGGAGCGTCTCCGGCGTGAGATCGGGCGCGATCGTCGGCACGAGGTCGTCGGCGCGCCACATGCGAACCAGCGTCAGGCACTCGAGCTGCGAGAGTCCGAGCGCCTCGCGCACGTGGTAGCGGTTGGGCAGCAGCGCCACGGACACGAGGCCCGCGGCGTCGAGCCCGCCGACGCCGTCGAGGCTGGAGAGGTAGCTCATCATCAGCGTCTTCGGCGGGCAGGGCCACTTTCGGTGGTAGTGGCGGTGCTTCACGATGTCGGCGGCGAGCGCGCAGTCGGCGCGAGACTCCGCGATGCGGAGGCGGAGCGAGCGGTGGACCCACCCGCGCGATCCGGGCGCGGCGCCGAGCGGGAGCTGCTCGAGGTAGCGCGCCTTCTCCCACGTCGTATCTCGACGTGATAGGTCGGAGTCGAGTTCGAAGATCATCGGGAGCGCTCCTCCAAGCGGTCGATTCGAGGTACAGCCAGATCGAGGGAGAGCTGCTCCGCCCGGATCCGGGGCGCGCGGCGCGCGCGCGGCACGATCTCCAGACGGAGCGGTATCGGATCAGGCGCTCCCGCGGAGCGCAGCAACGCCGCGCCGGCAAGGCGAGCGAGGCAACGCACCAGGGCGCGCATCAGGATCCCTTCCGCCGCGCGGCGCGGGCGAGCGCCTTCTCCCGGCGCGCTTTCTTGAGGTCGGCGTGCACGACGCGCTCGGCGACCATCTGCGCGACCACCTCGATCTCGAGCTCGAAGCGACGGCGCCGCCCGACGTGGCGGACGACGAAGAGCCCGGCGGCGCGGTCGAGCGTCACCTCCGTCGGGCGAGGCGCGGCGCGATCGAGCTTCGCGATGCAGCGCGTGCGGGCCGGGCGCGTGCGGGCCGGGATCATCGCTCGATCCGCCAGTCGACATGCTCCTCGATCTTGCTGAGGCGATCGTCGACGCGGTCGGAGCGCAATTCGAGCGCGGCGACCTTGCGCGCCAGCTCCTCGAGCGCGCCGAGGCGCGGCGGCGACGACTCGCCCGCCGAGAAGCGATACCGCCACACGGCCAGCTCGTCGACGAGCTTGCCGATGTCGGTGCTCCCGTGGTCGGACATGGGCAGCGTGCGCGGGTAGGCGTTGTGGAGCGCGTCCGAGATCGCCTCGCCCTCGACGTCGCCGTCCGCGCAAGAGGAGAGGTGGAGCGCGGAGCGGAGCGCCTTGTGCGCGGCTCCGATGAGGTGGGCGATCTCCGCCTTCTTCGCGGCGACGCGCGCGCTCGCGTGGCACTCGCAGGCGCACGGCGTCGCGGTGCAATAGGCGCCGTTTCTGTTGGCGCGGCACCTCCCGCACGGTGTCGGGCAGCTCGTGCACGGCACGTCGCTGCCGTCGTGGCGTGCCATCCGGTGCGTGTCGTTGCAGACGGTGCAGACCATGGTCGGCTCCTTGTTCATTGCCGGAGCTCTCCCGACGCCACCGCGGCGCGGATGATCCGGTGCATGGCCCTGGAGACGTATCCGCCGTCGCTGTATGTCGGGGCGGTCATCGACGGGAAGCGCTCGTGAGCCTCGATTGCCTCCTCGAGCGCGACCATGCATTCGTCGCAGAACTGCATTTCGCTCTCGTCGTCGGAGAGCAGCTGCGACAGCTCCATCTCGAAGCTGCTGCCCTCGCACCAGCCGCACACGTGGCGCTTGCAGATGGAGCAGGTGAAGGCCATCGTCGGCCAGGTGTGACGGTGCCGCTGCTGCTCCACGTTCGGATTGCCGTCGCGGTCGAGCGGCGCGATGGCGTCGGGCGAGTGGCACTCGACGGTCTTCCTGATGCGATAGCAGTGCGCGCTCATGGCTTCCTCCGCGGCTTGCCCGTCTTCGCCTTCGAGAGGTTCAACACGAGCTCGTCGACGATTCCCGGGTGGGCCACCTTCCAGGCGGCGCGCACGACGCGCGCGGCGCTTCCGTCGCCGTCGTCGCCGTAGACCTTCTGGACGGCGGAGGCGACGGCCTCGCACATGACGTCGCCGTAGGCGTCGACCACGGCTCTCACCACTTCGAGGTCGAACGTCATTGGACCCTCCGAATGACGGTGACCGGCTGCGCCCCGCCGCCGAGGCGGGCCTCCTCGCCGACGTCGAGCGCCACCACGGCGGCGATCACGTCGCTGTCCTCGCGGTTGTCGTAGAGGAAGTCCGTGGCGGACACCTCGACCTTGCCGCCCGGCTCGTCGGGATCGTCGAGCTCGAGCACGTTGCCTTTGCAGGCGAGGCGCGCCAGGTCGTAGCTGTGATCCTCGTCGGGGTCTCCGTCGTTGGGCCGCGGCGCGCGTGTGACCCACAGGTCGAGTTCGGTCACGACCGCACGATCGACAGGTGGCGCGGACGCGCGGCGGGGAGCGCCTTGAGCGGCGCCGCCGCCTTCTTCGTCTCCTCGGGCGAGGAGAGCAGATCCTCCGCCTTCCGACGCGCGATCTCCTTCCACCCCTCGGTGCCGCGGTAGTGCCCCTCGAGCCCGTCGATATCGCCGCACCGCGAGCAGACGACCTTGTGGGAGTCGACGTCGCACGCCGGGCAGTGCCAGAGACGGGCCTTGCTCATCCACGAGACCCACTCGGCGCGGCGCCTCTCGGGCGCCGAGTACGCGGAGGCGATGAGGCGATCGACCACGGCGCCGACGATGGTGCCGATCGCCGCCTCGTTGAGCTGGACCGCGCCGCCCTGCGCACCGTCGAGCGCGCGCGGCGCCGCCTTGACGAGCGCCTTGTCGGGGGCCACCTCGACGCGCACGTCGCCCTCGTTCCTGAGCCGCTCCATCGCCCGCGCCGCGGCGTCGTCCTTGGCCCGGTTGCGGGCGGGCGGGGCCGACTCCGTCCGCGCCTCACGGATCTTGCTCTCGATGTGGCGGATCGCTCCGGCCGGCGCGCCGGCCTTCGCCGCCTTGTCGCGGGTGCTCTCGAGGTTCGAGGCGCGCGCGGCGTCCCTCTTCGCCTTCCAGGCGTCGAAGTTGGGCTTGGGGCTCTCGCCAGCGATCATGTCGGCGACCGCTTCGCGCGTGGCCTCGGCGACGGTCTTGTCCGCGTCACCCTCCTCGAGCGAGCGGTAGTATTCTTCGAGCTCTTCGTCCGTCGGTGTCACGTCGTTCTCCCATCGCGCGATGTGCGCGGCATATGCGTCGTCGGCTCCCTGCTCGTACAGCCAGCCCGGCAGGCGGAGCCCGTCGAGCCCGATGCACTCGCGCAGCGACTCGAGGTCGAAGTCGCCCCAACGGCGGTGGCCTCGCCTCGAGTAGCTGCGCGCGCACACCGCGAACGCTTCGGTGAAGGTCTCGACGTCGGTGCCGTACTTCTCGTTCACCGCGTCGAAGGTCGCGCGGTCCCGGCACCCGATGCGCCCGAGCGCGCTCTCGACGAGGCGCTCGTTCGTCCACGCTGCGCGCCGGCGGCGGCGCGGCTCACGACTCGGTCCCCGAGATATTGCCGACGGCGAGTCGCGCGCCGCAGTTGGCGCAGCCCACCGACAGCGTCGCCGTGGCGTCCGCGTCATCGTCGGGCGTGTCGGTGGCGATGTCGTCTCCGACGGCCGGATTGCTCTCGAAGTGCGAGAACGCCATCGTCGTGCAGACGCGCTGCTCTTCGAGAGCGCGCGGCCCGCACAGGTCAGATCCGCACACTCCGCAGTAGGCGGGAATCTCGATGGTTGAATAGGTGATCGCGACGTTCGCGATCCTCGCGCGGAACTTCATCAGGTCACCTCCAGGGCGCCCCCGAGGTCTGTCCTCCGGGGCGCCATGCAGTTGGCCTATTCCCGCGTCCGACGGTCCGGCTGCTGCGACCGACGGCGGGCGCGTTACACGCCCCGCGGCTATGGGGGCACCTCCTTGTGGCCCCGCCGGATGGCGGCTTCTACTCGCGATAGAGCGTGACGAGCACCGTGTTGACGCCCGTGCCGCTCGCCTTGAAGCTGCCCTCCGGCAGGTCTTCGATCTCGCCGCCGCAGCCGTCGACGATCGCCCGGAAGGCGGCGGTGCGCTTGTCCTGCCGGGTCTTGACCGACGCGGACATGATGGCGACGAGCCGGCCGCCCGACGCGAGCCACTCGTAGGCGCGCGTCACGTGCGCCACGTCCGCCCCGTCGGCAAACGGCGGATTCATCACGATCCGGTAGAACTTCGACCACCCTGGGGAGGGGGGCACGGGCAGCTGGAGAAAGTCCGCCTCGCACACCTTCGCGAAGGGGCCGCGCCGCAGCGCCGCCGCGCAGGCGGGCGCCCTCTCGATGCAGATGACGCCGTCGGCGCCCTGGCGGTAGCACTCACCGGCCAGCGCGCCGAGACCGGCGCTCGGCTCGAGCACGAAATGGCCGCGCACGTTGGCGCGTTCGACGACGAGCCGCGCCAGGTCGGCGGGCGTCTCGAACAGCTGATCGACCGCAACCACTCTGACGCCGGATTTCAGCGACGCTTTCATCGCTTCGAACGGCGTGGGGTCGAGCGTGACCGAGCGGTGGACGCTCCTCGGATGCCCACACGGAACCCACTCCTTTGCGGGGTGGGCGACCAGCTCCGCGCAGTTGTCGCCGGTGCCGTCGTTGACGTAGGCGTGGTCGATGGGCGCCACGGGCGCGTCCGACAGACGCGGCGCAGCTTCCGCCGCCAGGGCGAATCCGCGATCGTCGATCTCGGCGATCCGACCGTCCTCGCGCGCGGCCTTCACCTCCGCCGCGGTCATGATCGAAGTGATTTCTTCGAACTTGATGGTGCGGTTGAAACAGGGATCGCCGCGGTCCCAATTGTCGAGGATGGTGACCGACACCCTGTTGACCTTCTGGATGTAGGACCAGCCGCCGCGCGGCGACGCCCAACACCGACAGGCGCCGCCCTTCTCGGGGCCCTTCTTGTCGGTGACGGTGCCGCCGGCGTCGGCGAGCATCGCCCGCTCGTAGGCGATGCGGAGATCGTAGTGGGCGATCCAGCGCGCCCGGCGCGCGTTGCCGCGCTCGTGGATCGGAACCGCGATGTCCCGCGCCTGCTCCGGCGTGATCACGTCGCCGTCGAGCGCCGACCAGAGCCCCATCTGACCCTCGTACTGCGACGCCGGGGGTTGCCGCGGATACTCGGCCAGCGGAAACGACCGATGGATATGGTCGTGGTTCGCGACGAACATCGCCCGCTCTTTGAGCGACACGAGCTCGCCGTTGCGGGTGATCGACTTGGGATCTTCGATCGAGCCCCACAGCCTGAGCAGCCTCGCGGCGTCGGCGGTCTCCCGCTGGCGCTTGCGCTTGTCGGCTTCGATGGTCTTGATCCGGCGCGCGCGGACCGCGGGCAGCTCCTTGTACTTCGCGTGCCGGAGCGCGCCCGCGGCGCGCCTCTGCCAGTATTGGGAGGTCTCCCACATTTTGACGGCCTTGCGCATCCCGTTCTCGATGCGCTCCGCGTCCTTCCGGGCGTGCTTCTCGCTGTGATGTCCGACGAGAATCGGCTGCCCGAGCGGAATGTGATCCGCGATGGCGGCGATTGCCTGGCGCGCGGTCTCGGCGTCGTCCTTCCGCTTGTCGGAGTAGTCGCCGAAGCGATCGGCGCGCTCCTCCGCGCGGTCGACGAGCGAGGTATCCTCGTCGCCGATCTCGCCGCACAACTCCGCGAGGAGATCGGCGCGCTCCGGCGTCCACATCGGCGCCACGAAGAGCTCCTGTTTGGGAGCCCACGAGAAGCCCGCGGCCTTCACGCGATCGTAGAGATCGCGGGGAAGGCGCGCGAACGGGCGGATGCGCAGCTTGTTGTCCTCGGGATCGTAGGTCGCGTCGCCGATGCGCTCGGTATCGAGCGCAACCGGCGAAGCGGCTTCGCTGGTTGCAGACATGACGTGCCTCCCCTCAAACGCCGTCGGTGCGACAGACGGCGCATGAGGGGAGGGGGCGACACGATGTCGCCCGCTCCGGTCGGACTACTTCGCCCGCGTCTTGGCGAGCCAGACGCGGCCGCGGAAGGTCACAGCGGCGTACAGGTCGCTGGTGAGCCAGTCGGTGCACGGCGGGGCCTCGTCGGGCAGCAGCTTCTCGTCTCCCGCCTGGACGGTGACCATGCCAGCCTTCTTCGCGTTCTCCGCGGCCCAGGCCATCAGGCGGATGGCGAGGTCATACGGGCGCGGCGGAGCGCCAGGGGACCAGAGGTCGCGCCGCTCGTGGAAGTTCGCCGCCCGCGCGAACGCGATGCCGGCGTAGGGGCACGCGCCGCCCTTCGCCCATCGGTCGAAGGCCGACGGATCCGGGTGGTTCGCGGCATCCCACCGCATCAGATCCGTGCAGAGATCGTCCGGAACCTCTCCCCAGTGCCCCGACAGAATCACCGACGGCGGGGGCAGCGACTTGGCCCCGGCGAGGTTGGCCCGGGCGAGGTAGGCCCCGGCGAGGTTGGCCCGGGCGAGGTTGGCCCCGGCGAGGTTGGCCCCGTCGAGGTTGGCCCCGGCGAGGTTGGCCCCGTCGAGGTTGGCCCCGGCGAGGTTGGCCCCGGCGGCGACGGCCTTCTCGACGGCGACGCGCGTGCGGAGCAGCTCGTCGACGTCGGCGTCGATTTCTGCGGCGTACAACACGCGGCCGTCGTAGCGCGACGTGAGCGGCACGGTGAGCTTCGGCGGCGCAGCCGCCGGAGCCAGCGGGCGCTTCGGCGATTTTTTCTTGGCCGGTTCCTTCTTCTTCATGACGATCCTCCCCTTCTTTTTGTATTGCGTATGAAACACTGTGCCTCGCACTAGTGCGGCCGTCAATAGAAAATGCAGGGGAGGGGGCGAGCGGTGCGCTCGCCCTGGAGCGATTTGCGGAGAACTGCGCGCTAGAGGAAGCGCATCGACTCGCGGTCGATGTCGTCGTCCATCCACGCAAAGAGCGCGCGCCAGAGGCGCATTCCGACGGTGAGCATCAGGTCACCTCCCACCAACGCCCCACACCGGGGGCGCTCGTGGGGGGCGGCGACGGGCGGGCCGTCGCAGCCCCGACGTGCCTACTTCGTGCCGCGCGCGGCCGCGCGGCGGGCGATCACCTCCTTCGCGGTGGAGCTCTCGGAGAGGTCGATCGCGTGGATCTTGCGACCGTCGGGCAGGGTCGTCGACATAGTGGTCACCTCCGCGCATTCCCCCACGTCCGCTCCATCCGCAGCGCGCGCGCCGGAACGGGGGGGATCCGGGGGCGCCGACAAACGGATGGACGTGGGAGAATGCGCGGAGGCGGCGACGGTGGGCCCGTCGCGCGCCTAGTTTGAAACACCGTCTCAATCGTGCGCCCGACGGCCTTGTATCGTCGGACGCACTGTTGAATCGATGTTCGATTTACCGGTCCCGTCCGACGTCGCAGCGACGCGACCGACGGGGCGGCGATATTCGGTTGTCACGAAAGAGCAGTGGTCGTGTCCGCGTTTTCGTTTGGGCAGATCGGATGAGCATGGTTTCGGACCCATGCATCGCGGTTGTCGGCGCCCATTTCTTTGGCGCCCCGCGCACCCCATACAGGGGACTAGCCGATCTTGTCGCCTTCGACCGCAGTGACGGACCCACGCACGAGAGCGCCTCACAAGCGCCCGGATGACGTGGCAGAGTGCAACCGTGGCCCGCATTCTCTCCGGCCATTGCGCCGGTCAAGGGCGTTTCCACTGAGGCGCGCCCGACGGCGCGCGCCCGGTTGCGTTCGGTCCACTGCGGCCGGTTGCGTCCGCCCCGCGGATCACTTCCGGGTGAAGCGTGCCCAACGTGGGCCCTGCACCGCGCGCGGCCCTTGCCGCGACTATCGTTTCGCGGCGCGGGTCAATTTCGACCGTTGCAGCGTTCCGACGTACCGGGGCATTGCAGTGCGAATGCCAACGCACGCCAGGGCGTGCGTTACGGACTTAGCGATTGACGCGGTGCGACCGGTGTGGCGAAACGCCACTTGACTGACACTGAGAACGTCCGCAACGCACGCCGCAACTCTGCGGTATTAGGGTGCATTGCGGACAGTGGGGCGGATTGGCCCGAGAGTGGGGCGTTTTCCAACCCACTTTGCGAAGCATCTGTGAACGGTTGTTTACACGGGCCGTGCGCGGTGCATGGCGCGCGGCCCACGCGCGCGGATGGGCCTACGGACTACTTGGGGCCCTTTCGGCGCGGCGGGCGCGGCGAGCGGGGCGTAGGGGGGTCCGGTATGCCGTAGCGGTGCAGCAGGTCACGGACCACGTTCCGTTGCGTCGCACGCAGTCCGATGGCAACGGCGGTAGCGGGCAGACTACGGCCCGAGTCACTCCAGGCACGCGCCAGAGCCGCAGGGTCGTACTCCGTTTCGGGAGGGTGCCCACGGTCCCAACCATCCAACTTCCGCCGCAGGTCGCGCGCCAGGTCGCGCAGTCCGAAGCGGGCGATCTTCTTGTGCAAGGTGGTCGCGGTCGGAGTCCCGTCCGCTCGCGTTCCGGTGATGCCGAGGAGCTCCGCGGCGCGCAGCACATTGCCCTTGGCTTGCTCGAGCGCGGCGATGATCGCCTTCCGCTCGTCGTCGTCGGCCTTCTCCTTCGCCTTGACCGCTTCGGCAAGAAGATGCTGCGGGTCGTCGTCCATCTGACGCGAGTGTACTGCGGAGCTGGTCATGTCCGCAACGCACCTGCGAATCGCGTGCCGCTACCCTCGCCCGTTTTCTTTGAGCTGCGCGACCACCATCGCTAGGGTGGCATTCACCCTGTCGAGCTTCTGCTGCGTGTGGAACGCCCAATGGCTGATCCTCGCCAGCAGGACCACCGGGAGCACGGTGAGGAAGAACCAGAAGAGCAGCGCTGGTATCGCGATCTCGATCGGCAGTCCCAACATGCGGCACCTCCCTTGTGGCGCCCATCATCGCACGTCCGCTCGCGCTGTACCTCATTCGCCAGGAGGGGCCGATGTCCGATGGAGCCGACGGATCAAACCGACTGCGCGTCTTCGGGGGCGAGCTGTTCGTCTCGCCGGCGCCGCTCGAGCTGAGCTTCTCGACGTGCACTCGCTGCGAGTACTGCTTCGCCGCGAACAACGGCCGGGACGTCGATGCGAAGGCGAGCGGCACGCTGAAGCACATTGCGAACGTGTTTTCGACCGGCGGCAGCCCGAAGAGCTTCGCCGACCAGCTTCTCCTCGCGCGGCACCCAATTGTCTTCTCGAATGCCGTCGACCCGCTGTTCCACCCGAACATCGCTTCGACGAGAGCGGTGCTCCCGCTGCTGAAGAAGCTCGGCGTCCCCGTCGTGTTCCAGACCCGAGGGACGATGAAGCCCGCCGACTTCGCGGAGTACCTGGCGATGCTGCCGCGCGGCTCGATCGTTTACATGAGCATCACCACCTTCGACGAGGCGGTGCACAAGCAGTGGGAGCGGGGCTGCCCGAGGAACGAGGAGCGCCTCGAGATGCTCGCGATGGCGCACGCCGCCGGCTTCAGGACGGTGGCCGGGATCAACCCGGCGGTGCAGGAGTGGATCGGCGACCCCTACGCCTATGTCGAGCGGATGGAATCGCTCGCGGGCGTTGGCGCGATCGACGGGACGTGGATCGAGATCATGCACCTCTCGCGGAAACAGCTGGCGAACATGACCGCGCGGCCGCGCGGGCTCGAGCTCGCCGAGCTGGCGCCCACGCTGGCCGCCTCGGCGCGCGGCGGGCCGGAGTACGACGAGACGTGGATGGAGGAGCTGCGAGGCGCTGTCGACGAGAAGCAGTGGAAGCGCTACTCGTTCAACGTCGGCGACGGTGTCGCGAGCGTCTTCGAACTCTACCCGCGCCCGTTCGTGACGCACCACAAGGCGATCGCCGCGTGCCAGGAGAAGGCGGGGGCGCTCGACGGCGTGCCGGTGCTGGTGACCTTCGACACGTGGGCCGCGCACGTCGGCATCCCCGAGATGGTGCTCTCGCGCGGCGATGCCTGGTCCTGGTTGAACACCAAGCAGACCTTCGGCGTCGAGAATCGCAAGGCGCTGCCCGAAGCGCTGACGCTGCGCGAAGTGCTGCGGTTGCTCTGGAACCGCCCCGACGTGGAGGTCATGGCGGTGTGGGGCGGCGCGAACTTCAAGCCGGTGCTCACCAAGACCACCGACGGCGGATACTGCTATGCGTCGGCGGAGGACGGCGGCGACTTGATCGCCTGCTACGTCGACGACGGCGAGGAGTTCGCGTACGAGGACGAGCTGCCCGACGACGTCGAGTACCTGGCGCCCCCGACGCTTGAATAGAGCGACCCTCACCGCACAGCGCGCGCGGCTGTACCTCTCCCGTAGACGCAACACCTCACACGGGAGAACGCACATGGTCGCAGGCGGATCGAAGGGCGCGAAGAAGGCGGCGAAGACGAAGGCGGGCAACGGCATCCAGCGCCCGAGCAAGGCGCAGGTGAAGGCGGCCCGCAAGGCGGTGCCGAAGCTCGCCGCGAAGGCCGGGTAGCTCTCGGGCTGACCCCTTGGAGGAGGGAAAAGCAGTCGCACCCCCCGCCGTGCTGCCGTCGCGTAGCACGGCGGTCGTGCGTCCAGCGCTCGCCGTTCGGCGGAGCGCGCAGTGAACCCCGACGACGACCCCTGGTGCTGGCTCTCGGTCATCGGACCGATTGAGGAGGCCACGCGCGGCACGGCTGAAGCTCTCGGGCGTCCCCTCACGCGCGAGGAGTGGTTGGTCATCGCCTACATGGTCGTCGACGGCATGGCAGCGGAGGACGAGCGCATCCACGCGATGCCGCCGTACCTGCATTGATCCAGCTCGTCGCCATCGCGGAAGCGTTCAAGCCGCTCGACCACAATCCGAAGGCGAAGATGGGCGCGGCGTACCAGCACGCGCTCGACGCGTCGCTCGACGAGTTCGGCATGACCGCGGCCATGGTGGTGACGCCTCGGTGCGACGACGAGCACCAGGCGCTCGCCTACTCCTATGGCGCTGACGGGAAGCACGTCGTCGCCGACGGCAACACGCGCCTCGAGCGGCTGGTCGAGAACGGATTCCGCCGCGCGATCGTCTTCCCCGGCAAGATCGTCGACGGAAAGTTTGTCGGCCTCGACTACGAGTCTGTGCTCGCTGGTGGCCCGGCGGCGACGGCGACCCTCGCGGAGTACGCCACGGCGGTCGCCGGCGGCGAGAAGATCGCGACGGCGGTCTGCAATCCACTGCTCGTTTCGCCAGCCGCGATCAAGAAGTTCGTCCTCACCTTCGACCGCTCGCGCGCCAAGTACGACGAGGGAATGGCGCAAGAGCTCGTGCGCCAGCTCATCGAAGATCACGGCGAGAAGGAGGACGCGGTGCTGCGGCTCGCGGCCATCCGCCGCGAGCAGGTGAAGCAGACGCTCGAGAAGGAGCGCGCTGCGCGCGACGCCGCCGGCCGCGACGCGCCGAAGCCTGTCGAGGCCCTGCTGGCGGAGCGGCGCGCGCAGAAGCAGGCGGCGGTGCGCGTCAGCGTCGGCCCGTTCCTGCTCACCGTCGAGCAATCGCGCGAACTGCGCGATCTGATGGATTCCTTCCGCGGGAAGGTGCAGGCGGACAGGTTCCTGCAGGTCTGGCGTGAGGCGAAGGAACTCGGCGTCGACGAAGACGCGCTCCTCGCGCTCGCGGTGCACACCGTTTCCGATCACCGGAAGGCGCTCGATTGACAAATGGTCCCGCGGCGCTGCAATCGATGCGCAGATAGTTGTTGACAGTTGCACTAGTGCGGTGTTACCACTGTGCCAACGATGGTTGCCAAGCAGGCCGCGCTCGAGTTCATCCTGCAACACGAGCCACTCGTCCGCGTCGTGTTCGCACCGCTGCCCGGCGTCGTCATGCCGGAGGAGCTTCGCAGCGCGGTGCACGTTCACCTCGACGTCGGGCTCAATCTGCCGGTCCCCATTGGCGACTTCGTCATCGACGAGCGCGGCTTCCGCGGTGTCTTCTCGTTCGCTCGCACGCCGACGCTAGTCGAGGTGCCGTGGGCCGCCGTCATCGCGATCACGGGGCGGGACGCCGAGAGCGGGTTCGCCTGCTTCAGTTGGGAGCATCCGGCGGGCGAAGCGCCGGCGCCGCCCGTGCCGGCCCCGCGGCGGCTGAGGAGCGTCTGATGCGAATCGATGACCTGGCGCCGGACATTTCAATCGAAACGGTGCTTCTAGAGCGTTTGGAGTTTTCGGTGAGGGGCGCGCTCAAGCGCCACGCCATCGAGATTCACTCCGATTCGTGTGGTCGTCGCGCAGCCGCTGGTTCGGACCAGCATTCGGAGCGGTGACTGATGGCCTTCGAAGAAGAACTGCGGGTCTTCGCCGAGAGGATGCAAGAGATCTCCGCTGCGATGCTGCCGCTTTTCGAGCAGTGGCGCCGCCGCCACGAGCGGCTGCTTCTGAAACGTCCACCGCTGGAGGAACCGATGAACGAATCGCACGAGCGGGCGAAGGCCCGATTCAACTTCCACGCCGCCGCCTATTTCACCGGCGGCTACGGGTCGCCCCAGGCCGTCGCGGAGGCGAAGGCGTGCCGCGCGCTCGGCGTCGAGGTCTACGCCGATGGCGAGACGAGGCCGGCGACGCCGCCGGCGCTCGCCAAAATCTACCCCGCCGCGATGGCGGTGCTCGGAGCGAATCCGCCCGAGTCGCTCCTCGAGTGCGCGAAGCGCCGAATGGAGGAGTTGCAGCGCGTGCGCGACGAGCGCCGCGAGGCGTGCGAGCGCGCAGACACGTTCCACAATGCCCTCAATCGTGTTCGCGATGCGCTCCACTCGAAGGGAGCCTCGGTGGCGGATATCGTCCGCATCGCCACCGCGCTCTACGACGACCACAAGACGGCCGTCGAAGGGTTCGACGAGATGCGGAAGGAGCGCGACGAAGCGCGAGAGCAGATCGGGCGGCTCAATGGCGAGTTGGAGAAAGCCCGCCGCGAGCTCGACGAGGCGCGCCGGCGGAAGACCACCGTCGACGGGATCATCGACGGAATCGTCTTCGAGCGGGCGCAGGAGATCCAGCAGGCGCTCCGCCAGGGGAAGTGCAGGTGGGGCTACCACTTCGATTCGAACACGGTGATCTGGTGCAATGACGACGAGGGCCACACCACGCACTGGCACCGCAGCAAGACACCGGGTGGTGCTCCGGCGTCATGGCCGAGTGGTTCGTCGAAAGCGGTGTGGCCGGCGATCCGCTGGCAAATCGAGTTGAAGGAGGCCATCGCCAACGCACGGGACCTCGGCGTCGCAGGTCCGCTCGAGCTCGTCTGCGAATCGGAGTCGGTGATGTATCGCCTGCTCGACGTCGCCGATTCGCTCCTCGACCAGCCGGGGTTCTGCCACATCGAAGGTTGCCCGCTCGTCTATCGTCCGTCGGCCAGAGACTGCGTGCGTCTGCAGCAAAGTTCCGGGCGGGAGTTGGCTCGGTGGCTGTGGAACATCGGCACCGCGCCGATGCGCGCGGTGGTGGCGTAGATGCTCGGCGCGATCGGCCGTTGGGTGGAAGACCTGCTGCGCTCCATCGGGACCGGCGACACGCGGAGCGCGCCGCGGGACGATCTGGCCGAGGCGGAGATCGGAGCGCTCTCGTCGGTGCTGCTCGAGGTGCAGCGGGACTGCATCCGGTGGCGAAACAAGTGCGTCGCCGCCGAGCGGGCCGAGAAGAAGTGGCGCGGGCGCGCCGCGGAAGCGCACGCGATGCGCCGCGCAGCCGCGCTGGCGCGCATGGAGGACCGCGACGAGTTCCACCGCGTCGCGTCCTCGTTCGGATTCCGCGACGGGGAAGGGCTCAAGAACGCGCTGAAGCGGAAGGACCAGCAGCGCGCCGAGATCGCGCGCAACCAGGCGCGCATCGCGAAGCTCGACGCCGAGGTCGCTCGTCTGCGCGGAATGATCGAGCAGGCGCCCGCAGCAGCGGCAGTGCGCGGATGATCGTTCTCGTCGACAGCGAAGGCTCGGCGCCGGAGCGTGAAGGCGTCTTTGACGACGACTTCGACGCAACGCCACCGACCGTGGACGTTCCAGACGAGGAGCCCGTGAAAGAGGAGCGGCCCGCGCGCCGCCGCGCGCTCGCATGAGCGACGAGACGGCGCTCGACGACGATCGCTGCCCGCAGCACGACGTGTCGAACGAGGAGCTGACGGCGCGAATCAAGGAGATGCGGATCTTCGTCATGAGGATGGCGCGCTACTGGCTTCCGCGCTCCGGCGCCGCGATCGGGTTCGATGACCTCGTGTCCGAGGGCAACCTCGGAGTGCGCGAGGCGGCGCGCCGATTCGACGAGGCGCGCGGCGTGAAGTTCTTCACGTACGCGCAGCACTGGGTCACCCACGCGATGCGCCGCCATGTGCAGGACATGGGAGCGATGATTCGCGTCCCCTCCCACCTGATCGACCGGCGCGGTGCGATTCTCAGGGGCGCTGGCGAGGCGCAGGACTTCAAGACCGCGAATCGCGTAGCGCGGCTCGTCGGCGACGACATGCTGCGCGACCTGTGCGGCCCGGCGAGGGCGTGGCGGAAGGGAGATACCCCGCTCATCCTCGCCGATACGCTCGCGGACGACGCGCAGCCGCTGCCCGACGCCGCAGTCGAATCCAGCGACAATCGGGCGCTCCTTCGGCGGCTTCTTGCCACCTTGGAGCCCCGCGCGCGCCGCGTCCTGCTTCAGCGCGCCGAAGGGCGACTCCTCGACGAGATCGCGACCGAGCTCGACCTATCACGCGAGCGCGTGCGCCAGATCGAGGTGCGCTCGATCGCAAGGCTCAAGGAGCGGCTTCAGCGATGGATGGCGGAGGAGGATCGGCGCGCGCCCAAGAGGCTCACGACCGCGGTGAGGATCTCGAAGCCGACGCCGGCGGAGCGGCCAGTGAGCCCTATCGAGCGATCGCGTCGCGCGCGAGGGGCGCGTCGCGCGCTACCGCCGCCGCGGCACGCCGCGAAGAACGGCTGAGGGAGGAGACCATGTACGTGAACAAGTGGGTGCTGGTGCTGCTGTTCTGCCTCACGTGCGGCGGCGGGGCGCTCCGCGTGGTCGACGCGCTGACCTGCAGCATCGAGGTGGACCGCGAGAGTGAGGCGGAGGACGAGGCGCGCTACTGGAAGGGCACGTCGGCGTTCTGGCAGGAGCTCTCGGATCGGTGGGCGCGCAACTACGACGCATGTCGTGAGCGCGACGAGCGCCCATCGTGGAGGGATACCGCGGAGCGCGTCGGGCGCCGCTGCGTTCAGGCCGGCGATTGTGATTGGGAGGCGCGACGCCTCCACGGCCTCGACGACGAGAAGGCATTCTACGTCTTTGCGCCGGCGAGGCTCTGGTGATTCTCATCAAGGATCCGCTCTGCGACTGCTGCGGATCGGTGATGATCCGATTCGGAGACCTGCACCGCTGTCTCGACTGCAGCCGCGAGATCGTCGGAGCGCCGTGCGGCCTCTGCGGCGAGGCGTGGCACGAAGGAGATTGCCCGAAACCGGTGGCTCCGGTCGTCGACCTCGCCGCCGTGCGCCACCGTCGCAAGCAGAAGGAGGGCGAAGCGTCGAACGCCGGCTGCGAGTCGTTCGCGTTCCGCATGTTCGTCCCCGAAGACGATTCCATCGGCTACGCCGACGGGAAGGTCTTCGTCATTCTCGACCCTGCCTCGCTGAAAGGAATCGGGCTAACGCCCGACGACGCGCGGAGCCTCGGCCTCGCGCTCATCGAGTGCGCCTACGCCGTCGAGCACGACGACGACGCGGTCGCCACACCGGAGAAGAAGTGATGCTGAATGAGATTGAAGTGGTCCACGAGACGCCGGACGTCGCTCTCCCGGCGGAGCTCGTCGGCGTAGACCACGCCGCAGCGCTGCGGGAGCACGACGAGATGTACCTCGACACCATCGGTGGGGAGTGAGCATCACCCTCGCCAGCCTGTCGCTCCGCGCGACGGCGCTCTACTTCGCGCTATGGCGCAAGGGCGCCGCCAGGGCCGGCGAGTCGTTCGACCTCACCGACGTTGCAGCAGAGACGGTGAACGAACTGATTGCCGGCGGCTTTTTGATGCCCACGACGGGGCTGAGATTCTATCGGCTGCTGCGGCGCGACGATCCAGAGGTGGCGGCCCACATCCTGGCGGTGCCGAATTGAGGCGGCCCAGCGCACCGAGGAATGAAGCCGAGCGCCAAACCTTCTGGTATGGGGTGAAGGCCGCCGCTGAGTGGATTCGATCGTGGGACTCGCAGCTCGCTCCCGTCGTCGACGGGAATCGATTCAGCGACATCCTGCTCTGCAAGTTCAACCTCACGCGCCGGAAGCGGCCTCGGAAGGTCGTGAAGCCGTGACCTGGCCAACGCGCGAGGAGGAGCTCGGTCCGCCGGTGATCGCGTGGCTGCGCGACCAGGGCTTCGAGGACGTCTACCAGGAGGTCGACGCCGGCGCCGTCGCCGACATCGTCGCCGTGCGCGGCGCGCTGCTGGTGGTCGTCGAGCTGAAGCGCGCCCTCTCGCTCGACGTGCTGCTGCAGGCGGAGGCGTGGCGGAAGAGCGCCCACTTCGCGTGGGCGGCCGTGCCGCGCGCGAAGTCGTATCGGCACGGCGTATTCCGCGTCGCTGAGATGCTCGGAGTCGGCGTTCTCGAGGTGAGACCCCCGACGCGCTACGAGACGGAGCAGCACGTCGCCGAGCGCATCGAGGAGCGCGCGCACCCGGCGATGCGCCGGCGAATCGATGCGCTGCTGCGCTCTCGGCTCCATGAGCGCCAGAAAACCGCCGTCGCCGGCGCGCCGACCGGGCGCGGCCGCTGGACGCCGTGGCGCGCCACGTGCGAGCGGCTCGCCCGTGCGGTGCGCGCGGCACCCGGGCAGACGCTGAAGCAACTGCTCGACGGCGGGCTGAAGACGCACTACGCGAACGCGGCGTCGGCGCGCGCGAGCATCGCTCACTGGGCGGAGGCGGGGAAGATCGAAGGCGTGCGGCTCGAGCGGGACGGCGGAGCGATTCGGCTCTTCCCGGTGCCGAGCGTTGAGGAGGCGAGACGTGGGATCTGACCAGTACACCGAGGAGCGGCTGCGCAAGATTCACGACGAGGCGAAAGCGCGCGGCGACGACGAGGCCGTCGGTTTGGCGCACGCGCTACTGTGGGCGCAGGAGTTCTGCGACGAGAGCCGCGACGCGGCGGTCGCCATCGGCCGCGAGGTGCGCCGCGTCTTCCCGATTCTCGCCATCACCACCAGCGACAGCTTCGTCGACGAGCTGACGACGCCGCTCCGCGAGATGCTCGCCGAGCTGCTCGAGGGCGTCCACCCGAAGACGACCACGTCGCAGAATGGCCCCGACCTCGAAGTGAAGCCGTCGCACTGGGCGATGCGCTCCATCGCGGAGAGCCTGGCGAAGAGTTGCAAGCACGCGCCGAACTTCGTCTCCGCCGTTCGCGTCGGCACGCCCGAAGGCCGCTACGTCGTGACGGTCGAGAAGCCGGGCGGTCTGCCTCCCGGCGAGCTCGTGGCGGAGCTGAAGGCGGAGATCGCGTTGTTAAAGCGGGAGTACGCCGCGCTGAAGGAAGAGCAGTCGGCGAAGTGATGCGCCTGCATTGCGCGGGCAATGCAACTGCATGTGCGCTCGCAATGCGAACGCATCGAGGAGGACGTCGTGAGAACGTGTAGTCGCTGCTCTGTCAAAATAGAGCCTGGCCACGGGCTGTGTCTTTTTGGCGCCGCGCACGAAGGCAAGTTGTACTGCGGTCGCGACTGCGCAACGGCCGCCTTCGCAACCGCCGCCGGCGCGCAGCGCGGCGGCGAGTGGGAAGCGTTCGTCACGGAGCACATCGAGTGGGCCCGCGCGACCTTCCCCGGAGAGCGCACCGCGGCGGCGGCACGCCACCTGATGCGCGAGGCCCGCGAAGTGCTGCGCGCCATCAGCATCGGCGACACCGCCGAGTCCGTCGCCGAGGAGTGCGCGGACACGATGATGCTCGCGCTCTACATCGTCGACCGCCTCGGTCTCAACCCCCTCGTGGCCCTCCGTCTGAAGCTCGCCAAGAACAAGGCGCGCAAGTGGGCCGAGCCCGACCGCGATGGCGTGGTCGAGCACGAGCGCGCGGCGGACGCCCACCCCGAGCCGGAGCGGTGCGACGAGTCCGGCTGTCAGCGCATCGCGGCGGCCGCGGCGCACGCCGCCGCGTGGGCGCCGTGGCACGCGTCCCGCGACGCCGGCGCGAGCCCCGAGGAGGCGCGGCCGCACGTTCCCGCGAACGCGCACGTCGTCGGCGATGCACTGACGAAGGCGGAGGCCGACTGCAAGCCGGCCGATTGGCGAGCTCGAGCGCGCGCCGCCGAGCGCGACCTGGCGGAGGCGCGGCTGCACATCGACGAGGCCGACCATCTGCGCGAGCGCATGGACGAGCTGCTGACGAAGACGGCGGCCGCCCTCAAAGGCGAGCCGGCCGAGCTCACGATGCACGATTGGAGCGACCTGCCGGCCGTCGCCGCGCGGATGGTGACGCGCGAGGCGGACGCGATAGCGCGCGAAGAGGCCGCGGCGAAGATGCTCTCCGCCTCGGAGGACGAGCGCGAGCGGCTGAGCAGTCGCGTCCGCGAGCTGCTGGCCACGATCAACGCGCCGGAGATCATCCACTTCGCGCACGCCGTCGAGATCGAAGCCGCGCACCAGCGCGAGCGGTGGGGCAGCGACCACGACGTCGGCAAGACGGACGCCGATTGGCTCTGGCTGATCGGATTCCTCGCCAGCAAGGCGCTCCACAACCCGGGCGGCAGCGAGGAGAAGCGCCTGCACCGCATCGTCACCGTCGCCGCCGCGGCGTGCAACTGGCACGCGTCGAGGCTCGGAAAGACGAACATGCGGCCGGGAATCGATCCGCCGCGCGAGGTCGCCGCCGAGGAAGCGAGGAGCCCGTGATCGACGAGGACCGCGCCGTCATCGAGGAGCACGCACTGCACGAGGGGGCGGAGGCGCTCTCCAAGGTGTCGACGATGGGCTACGCCGAGTGCCGTCTCTTGATCAAAGAGGCTGGCTCTGTCGAAGAGGCGCGCCGCGTGATGGACATCGCGCTGCCGAGGGGATTCTCGCCGTCGGACTTTCTCGCGAGGCCGCTGCGAAAGCTCTCCCGCCGCGAAGCCATCTTCTCCGTTCTCCCTATTCGCCAGGAGTCGCCGATGAAGAAGTGCCCGAGCTGCTACGTGCTGCACACGCCGGCCGACTTGCCCGGTCGGCTGCGATGGGGCTGACGCGGATCTCGACCCGCTCCGAGCGACGACGGTGCGGCTCGCGCAGCACGTGGGAGAGGCGAACGACCCCGACCGCATCTACCTCGAGACGGAGCGTGGAATCGCCCTGGCGCTCGCCGACAAGAATATCAACGACGCCTCGTGCTGGTCGGCGCGTCTCCACGCCGCGCTGAAGAAGGCTGAGGTCCAGACGGGGAGGGCGAGCGCGGACTTCAAAATCCACTGCGGCTCCGCGATGACGCACGTGATGTTGTGTCGAGCGCTCAAGGTCGAGCTTCTCGACGAGCAGTGGCCACAGCGAGCCGGATTCTTCGAGGTTTACCGGCACCTCGGCGACGAATGGGAGAAAACACGGTTCGATGGCGCGCAGATCATCGTCGACGTGAAACTGAACGTCGCGGGCATGATCGCGATCATGTCCGGTGGGGCCCGCGGTGCCTCCTGGCTCTGGTCTGATGACGGCCCGCCGAAGAGGTTGTCCTGATGTGGGCGATCGTCATTCTGTTTCTCGCGTTCCTCGCCGGCAACGTGGCGCTCGCGGCGCCAGGTCTGCGCGCTGTTTCGGTAGGCCTCAACGCAACGATGCTGCTGGTTCTCGTCCTTGTCGCCGCGAACCTGGCACCAATAGAGAAGCCGTAGCACCCCCTGTAATAGGTCGGCCCGCCTCGTGCGGCTGGGGGCCCCGCTGTACCTCCGAGGCGTGATCGACCCGCCTTCGTACTCCGACCCGAGGAACGTCTTCGTCACCGGCGAGATGACGATTCCCGAGCTGCATGAGCGCATGAGGGGGCAGCCCGGGTGCAGCCTGAGCAGCCTTAAGCACCGCTGCGCCGACGAGAAATGGCACGCCGCAAGAGCCAAGTATAAGCGCGACATTAAGCGCGGTGTCGACCCTGTCAGTGCAGCGGCTGGTGCAGTGCTCTTGCAGGCAAGTGCGAAGGGTGCAACCGACCCCGAGGTCTCCGCCAAGGTCGCTGAGAAGGTCGCCGAGAAACTCGCCGAGAAACTCGCGCCGGAGATGGAGAAGCTCGCCCCCGAGATGGCGGCGGCGGCGGCGCGCCGGCTGAAGCAGTCGGCTCTCCTAGCCGACATCGAGGAGTCGGGGGCGGCGTCGGCCTACGCCCTGGAGGTGTGGGCAAACAAGCTGCTGTCGGCCAGCCGCATCAAGCAGATCGAGGAGGACGGCGAGGTGGTGGTGCTTGTCGAGGGCCAGGCCGTCCAGATGGTGAACGCCGCGTCGCGCTTCCACGCGCAGGCGATGATGACGCTGCGGCTGCTGAAGGGCGAGCTGACGCTGGACGCGCAGGCAGAGCTCCAGCGCCGCAAGCTCGAGGCGGAGGCGCTCCTCGCCGAGAACAAGGCGAGCGGGAAGATCGCCGAGGGGCCGGGCGTGTTCCTGCTCCCGACGGACCCCGACTTCGTCACGAAGGAGCGCGAGCGGCTCGTGCAGGTGTGGGGCTTCGACCGCGACGGCGACCACTCGGCGCCGGCGGGCGCGAAGACCGAAGATGGTTCCGGTCAGCCCCACTGACACGCCGGGCGGGTACTCGCCCATCGGTCGCTGGCTGCAGCGCTGCTTCCTGCCGAAGCAGCGGCGGTGGATCCTCGACCCCGCGCGCATCGCCTGCCTCGTGAAGACGCGGCAGGGAGGATTCTCTGACGGGACGGCCGCCGGCGCGCTCCTCGGCGCGATGGAGAAGCGGCCGCAGCTCGTGCTCTCGGTGAACGAGAAGCGCTCGAGCGAGGTGCTCGAGCAGGTGCGGCTCCACTGCCAGACGCTGGCCGCCTACGGCATGGTCGAGATGATCGACTACGTCACCAACAACACGTCGGAGGTCGCGTGGCGGCGCGGCGGGAAGGTGGTGGCGCTCGCCGCGAACGCGCGCACCGCGCGCTCGATGCACGGCGACACGTGGCTCGACGAGTACCACTACCATCAGGACCCCGAGGGCATCCGCGACGGCGCGTTCGCGATGACGACGCGCAGCAATTACCGGCTGCGCGTTCTCTCGACGCCGAACGGCGCGCAGGGCGTCTTCTACGAGTGGGCGAAGGACGCTCAGCGCGGCATCGGCCCGGCCGGCTGGTCGATGCACCACGTCACCATCGACGACATGATCGCCGACGGCATGACGGTGGACTTCGACCACCTCATGACGCTCGCCGGCGGCGACCCTCGCATCTTCGACCAGTGGTATCGCTGCGCCTGGCTCGACGCGAACCTGCAGTACCTGCCGACGTCGATGGTCAACCGCGCCAGCTCCTGGCGGGGCGAGATGCCGCGCGAGGTCTACGAGTGGATCGGCAACCCCGCCGCCCGGCCGGAAGGCGTGGAGGTCTATGCCGGCTACGACGTCGGCTACGAGGTCGACCTGTCCTCTCTCACGGTGGTCGTCATCTACCGCGGCGTCGCGTGGACGCTGCCGCCAATGGTGTGGCCGCGCACCGCCTTCCGCGCGCAGCGTAGGTTTCTCGACCAGGCGCGGGCGCAATTCGGGTGGGACCGCTTCTACCCCGACGTCACCGGAATGGGCACGCAGCTCGGACAGGAACTCGTCGAGGACTGGGGCGAAGAGGTCGTCCCAATGAAGTTCACGAACGAGCTGAAGGAGCAGATGGCGACGCGCCTGATGCGCTGGTATCGCGACGGCCGCGTCCGCCTGCCGCGTGGCAAGGAGGGCGAGGCGCTGCGCGCCGAGACGATCTCCCTCCGCCGCATCATCACCAAGGCCGGAAACATCGTGTTCGAGGTGCCGCGCACCGCTGCGGGCCACGGCGACCGCCTGTGGTCGCACGCGCTCGCGATGACCGGCGCCGGCGATCCGCCGCTCGTGCGCGGCGTCAGCACAGACCCCATCGGGTGGGTCTGATAGGAGCGAATCATGAGCGACGATTCTCCGACGGCGAAACTGCGGCTCATCGACGAAGGGAAGCCCGACCGCGCGTCGGCCCGCGCGGCGCGGCGACTCGGAGTAGCGCTGCTCATCGCCGCGGCGCTCTTCGTGGCGTCGGCGCTCCTCGGGTGAACTCGCGGGATCGGCGGCTCGACAATGCACTCTTGCACTATTGCATAGCTCCATGAGTGACGTCGCGAGCCTCGACGATCGGCGGGCGAAGTGGTTCGCCGGGCGTGCGCACTGCGCGGCGTGCGGCCACCGCTACGTGTTCGTCGCGCCGCGTGGCATCGACACCAACCAAATGGAGTGCGCGCGCTGCGGCGCGATGCGCGCGCGCATGGTGCAGATCCACCCCGCGTACTGCGACCACGCGCGGCTCCGATTCTCGGGTCGCCGGTTCGACGCGGGCGCGCGCCGACGCTGGACGCGATTCTGCCTCGACTGTCGTGAGGAGGTGACCGCGGCTGTACCTCCGGTGATTGGAGGAGGTGTGCCCGATGGACCGAAGCCGGCTGTGTGAACTCCTGCTGCACGTCACCGACGACCCCGAGCGAAGTTCTTCGTGGGTCGATCGAATCGCGATGGTCGCCGGTTCCGCCGGCCTTCAGCGCGCGCAGATCAACTGGAACGCGTCGCCGCTCGGCGCTGCGTTCAACGTCATCGAGGAGGCGTATCGGTGCGGCGCGGGGAAGGTCGCGGCGCTCGCCGACGCCGTCAACGCGAAGGCGGTGGAGAGGGCCTCCGCGCGATGAAGACGTGGCACTTCGAGTGGGCCGTCGTCGCCGCGATCCTCGTCGCGGTGAATGTCGCCACGCGCGCGACGGCGATCGCCTGGGTCGGCGCCGCGGCGGTGCTGCTCAGCTTCGGCCACGCGAGCGTCGCTGACCGGCTCGCCGAGAGGCAGCGCCAGCTTCACTTCAGCGCGCGCACCGACGGGGAGCTTGTCCACTGCTACCGCTGGCTCGCGCGCTACCTCCTCGCCAAAGAGACGCTGTGGGTCGTCTACTTCCTAGCGACGCGCAGCTACCCGGCGCTCGTCGGGTGCGGCGTCTTCCTCATGCTCCCCATCTGGCGGCGCCTGTACCGCCGGTGGCGGTCGCTCGGTCGGGGCGCGGCGACTGATGTCGAGCGTTGGCGTCGCGCGCTCGACGACATGGCGCGCGCGATGGTCGACACGGACCCCTGGAACCAATAGCTCGCGCGAGATCGTCGCTGCTGTACCTCCCTGCCACACCTGGAGGAGGTGCTGCATGGAAAAGCCGCAGACCGGAGATCTGAACCCGGATGCCGGGGAGACGGGCATCGAGGCTGCGATGGTGGCGCAGGTCGTCCCCGCGTGCCCTCGGACGCCGCACCGGATTGTGATTTCGTGGACCTCGCCCGGATACGAGCCAGACGACGCCAGGGCGATCGTGGTGCTCGACGGCGCTCCCGTCTACAAGGGGAACGACGTCGTGAAGGCGCGCAGCATCTTCGACCACTACGTCGCCCTCGACGAGGCGGAGGCGCTCCGATGATCCTCTACTCCGCGGAGCGCGGCGGTCCTCGCCAGCGGCTCAGCGACGCCGCGAAGGTCTCTCCCGCGCAGCGCGCCGAGCTGCCGGCGCGGCGCCAGACGGCCAGCGCCTACCGCCGCGTGCTGCTCGAGGCGCACGCGATGCAGCGCGAGGACCCGCACGCGCGCAGCGCCCAGGCCGGGATGCTCGAGGCGCTCTCGCAAGGGTTGATCTCGAACCACAACCGCGACGCGCAGGAGTGGGCGCGCGCGATGGCCGCCGATCGCGAGCACATCCGCAAGGCGCTCTTCATCAAAGCGTGGATGGAAGCCGAGGAGCAGGCACCGCTCGGTGCCGCGCTCGTGCTCATCACCAACACGCCGATCGGCACGCAGGTCTACGAGCGGACGGTGCACGTGCGCGAGCTGCTCGTGACGAGCCGGTCGAAGGAGGAGTGGAAGCCGGGTCGCTGCTTCGCCGGCGTCACCGGAGGCGGGCTCTGCCAGAAGCCACGCATCAACGGCGAGTGGAACTGCGCGGTGCACGACATCTGCTACGCTCCGACGTCGAGCGGCACGTGCAAGGAGAAGCGCGTCTCTGGCGGCGACGGCTGCAAGAAGCACGTCACGATGACGTCGGGCGTGTGGACGCGCCTCGGCGAGCGCTGGTTGCGCGAGGCGACGGTGATCGAGCGCCCGCAGTGGAACCGGAACGGTCACCCCCGAAGGATTCCTATCGCGTTCGGTGGGGTATCCGAGGAGGAGAGCGTGACGCTGGCTCACCTGGATCCGGCGCGCGACGAGCGCGAGCGGCAGACGTCGCCGCGACTCCCGGGCGGCGGTGAGTTGCTGCCCGACCACGTAGTTGTGATCGGCGAGAAGCCATTCATTGGCACCTACGAGCAATACGCGGCGCTGCTCAACGGGGAGACGGTGCAACTGCCGGGGCAGATGGTTGCTGGAATCGAGTTCGAGACGGAGGCGCGGCTCGACATCCCGCACGATGCGCGCCGCCTGTTGCGCCAGGCCGCGCGCGCCGCAGCGCCGCCGCTCGCCGGCGATCTGGTCGCAGCGCTCGGATCGTTCACGGCGCGCCGCATCCGCTATGCGCTAGACAGCGTCTACGCCGTCGTGCGACGGAGCGAGTTCTTCCGGCTGCTCACCGCCGGCTTCGACGACTAGCCCCTCCCCCCTCTCTCGCGGCGTTCGCTGCTGTACCTCCCCAATGCCAACGGGTGCGCCAGTGCGGGCGCCCTCTGTCGTGCGCCTTGGAGGAGGCTCACCATGCTGCACCACCACCGCAGCGCCGGGAAGGCGAAGCGAGGCCCGGTCGCCATCGACCACCCCACGCGGTCGCTGCTCGAAGCGTTCAACGAGCGCGCCCCGCTCCCATCGCCGTACCTGGCGGGGGCGATCGGCACCGACAGCGCGACGCACTGCGCGCGCGGCGGCGCGGGCGACTACTTCTCCTCGCTCGCAATCGAGGCGGCCGAGGCGAAGCGCGCGCGCCGCGCCGAGACGCTCGGTCGCCGAGCGCTGTTCGATAGCGTGCTTCGGCGTATGCGGGATATCGCCCCGATCACGCGCGAGGCCTTCGCGTCGATGGTCGGACGCCCGTGATCGTCTACTCCGCGGAGCGTGGTCATCCTCGCCAGCGGCTCGCCGACGCGAGTGCGGAGCAGCACGAGTTCCGAGCGCTCCGCGAGACGGACGACACCGCCGACCCGTGGGACCGCACCGCCACCGGGCGCGTCCGGCCGTCGCCCTCGCTCGAGGCGCTCGACGGCGACGTGACGCTCTTCGGGAAATGACCATGATCCCGGTTGCCGCACCGCCGCACCCGTTCCTTCCTTCGCTGCGCACGCTGCTCCTCGCCGCGGCCGCGATGGTGGGCGTGAAGGCCTGCGACGACCCGTGGCCGCAGCCGGTTCCGGCCGTCGAGCAGGTTACGATCGACGCGGCGCTCTGCTACGCCGCGGGCGCGTTTCTCGACGAGATCGGCGACACGGTCCGCGACGCCGGCGCGCCGCTCGACGACGAGCCGGCGACCGCGCACCACGCGTTCGACGACGATGACCTCTGCCCGTGGGGCCCGTGCAACTGGCGGGAGCTCATCGAGTCCGGCGAGGCGACGGTCTGCACCGTCGACAACGACCGCAACATCATTTGCCCGCGCTGAAGAGCGCGAGCGCCAGGAACTGGAGCCGGCGGGAACCGCACAAGCGGTCCCTCCTCCCCGCGCGTGAGGCTCCCGCCGGCCCGAGCACAACTCTTCGAGGAGCGTTCGATGAAGTATCGCGCGCTCAAGCGGCAGCACCCCGACTTCGATCCCGAGGTGCTCGAGGAGTACGCCGCCCTCGCCGCCGGCGGGCGCGCGGTGCGCAAGCTCATCAAGACGTTCCTCGTCCAAAACGAGTTCGAGCCCAAAGAGGTCTACGAGCGGCGCTGCCGCGAGGCCTACTATACGAACTACGCCGGCCCGATGGTCGGCTACTTCAAGGGCTACCTCTTCACGTCGCCGTCAAAGATCTCGCTCAAGGGCGGAGCGCCGCTCGACAAGGTCTACCAGACGTTCAAGGAGAGCTGCGACGCGGACGGCTCCGACTTCGACTCCTTCATGTCGAAGCGCTTCGCCGAGGCGCTCACGAAGGGTGCGGCGTACTGGCGGGTGAACTTCCCCGACGGGCTGACTCCGGGGATGACCATCGGTGATCGCGACGCCGCCGGCCTCGGCCTGCCGACGCTGGTCGCGATCCCGACGGAGAACATCGTTCACTGGAAGCGCGATACCACCGACGGGCCGCCCGAGGATGCGCCCTTCCTGTGGCTCGTCGAGCACGAGCACATCGTCGAGCTGGTGGACTTCGAGGACGACGAGCCCACGACGACCCTGCGGTGGACGCGCTGGCATCGCGACGAGCCGCCCAAGCGGTGGGAGGTCGTCTTCACCGGCACCAAGAAGATCGGCGACGACGACGACATCCCCGAGGTGGACGCTCCGGCGGACATCCAGGGCGAGTGCCCCATCGTCGAGCTGCGCCTGCCGCCTCACCTCTGGCTGATGCAGCACGTCGGCGAGCCGCAGGTCGAGCACTTCCGTCAGCAGAACGCGCTCTCGTGGGCGCTCAAGCGCTCGGCGTTCACGATGCCGGTGTTCTCCGGCATGAAGGACAAGCGGAAGGCGCCGAAGCTCGGCACCGGGCGCTACCTGATGCTCGCCGAGGGCGAGAAGCTCGACTGGCCGGGACCGAGCCAGACGCCGTTCGACATCATCACGAAGGAGCTCGACCGGCTGAAGGACGAGGCGCACCGCGTCGCGCAGCAAATGGCGCGCGGCATCGACAACAACGCCGCGGCGATCGGCCGCTCGGGTGAGTCGAAGGAGCAGGACGCCGCCGCGACCGAGGTGGTGCTCCGCGAGTACGGCCGCATCGAGACCGCCGCCGAGGAGCGCACGCTGCAGAAGGTCGCGAAGGGCCGCGGCGACGACATCACCTTCCACGTCGGCGGCCGCGACTCCTACCACCTCGTCGACGCGAACGCGATCGCCGAGACGGCGCTCGTCACCGAGGGCATGAAGATCCCCTCGCGCCGCTACTACATCGAGAAGCGGAAGCGGATGTATCGCGCCGAGATGCCCGACCTCCCCGAGGACGCGCGGCAGGAGATCGACGGCGACATCGAGAAGAACGCTCCCTCCGACAAGCAGATCACGCAGGCGGCGATCCCGCCGCCTCCCGTCGAGATCGGCAAGCCGGGCGACGTCGGCGGCGCCGAGGCGGCTGCGGTGACCGATGCCAAGGCGAAGGCCGACAAGGGCGCGCCATGAGCAAGCTCGCCGAGGCGGCCGCGCGGGTGCGCGTCGCGAACAAGAGGTACAAGGCGGCCGAGAAGGCGCGCGACGCCGCAAACGATGAAATCGCAGCGGCCATGCGCGAGCTCGAGTCGGCGAAGAACGCCCTCCAGTGCGCGGCTGTGGCAGAGCCGGAGGACGCATGAAGTTCCAGCCCGTCACGTTCGACGTCCCCGCGATCGTGGGTGCCGCGCTGAAGACCAGCTACGACGCCACGGGGTGGACCGCGCTCGCGGGCGGCGGCGCGACGTCGAAGGTCATTCCCTGCAGCGGAGCGCGCGGCGTGCGCGTGCTCTGCCACATGGTCACCGACCCCGCGTCGGCGATCACGTCGTTCACCTGGCGCCTGCTCGGCTTCAGCTCGTTCCTGAGCAACCCGGTGGCGAACCAGCCGGGGACGGAGTTCCTCGGTCGCGACGGCGACGACCTCGCCGGGGCGCTCAAGTGGGACCACACGTGGGCGACGGGTGGCGCCTCGAAGACCGTCGAGAAGAGCTTCTACACGCTGCAGCACGAGATGATCGGCTTCGAGAACCTCGTGCTGCAGGTGAAGACGGTCGGCGGCGCGGGCCAGGGCATCGACTCCGCGAGCGCGCGGATCATCGTCTCGTAGCGCGGTGCACACCGTCGAGCAGCTCGGCGGTCGCTGGCGCAGGAAGTATGGACGAGGCTTCCGTCGCTGGATGAAGCGCGCGGCGGCGAAGGCGCGGCGGCGCGCGGCCAGGCTGATACCCGATGGTGTGCCGCGGCTCGTGTGGCGCGGATGGTCCGACTGATCGCCCTTGGAGGAGGGCACGCCATGTCGCAGCCGATGATCATGCAGGTTCTCTGCTACCCCAACGAGGAGCTGCGCCGCACGGCGAAGCGCGTCCCCGGGATGTCCGACGAGCTGCGCGTCCTCTCGCGCGGCCTGCTCGACACGATGAAGCTCACGGGAGCGACGGGGCTCTCCGCCTGCCAGGTCGGCGTGTGCGTGGCGATGTTTCAGGTGATGACCAAGAAGGGGCCGGCGCTCATCATCAACCCCGAGGTGGTGCGCACCGAGGGCGAGCCGACGGAGTTCGGCGAGACCTGCCTGTCGCTGCCGGGCACGCGCATCAAGGTGAAGCGGCCGCCGGCGATCTGGCTGCGCTGCTGGAACGGGCAGGGCGAGCAGCGCGAGTTCCGCGTCGAGGGGCTCGAGGCGCGCGCCGTGCTCCACGAAATGGACCACCTCTCGGGCAAGACGATCCTCGACCACGCCGACGCGTGGAAGCGCGAGCTCGTCGACCGCAAGATGGAGCACCGCCGCAACACCTTCGTTCGGCTCCCGTCGGCGACGGCGTCCGACGACGGGGACGGCCTCATCGTCTGAAGCTGTAGCACCAGTTCTCCTCGCAATAGGGGCCGCCTCCGCTCGGAGCGCGGCCCTTTCCGATCTCTGGCCGCTCCCCACCGACGGGACGGCTCCCCCGACAACCCCTTGCATCAGGAGCCTCCCATGGCGGGTGGATCGCAGTCCCTTTCCGATTTCGTCGGCAGCAACGGCGACCCGGGCGTCTTCGGCGACGGCAGCGACGGCGCGCTCGTCTACGACGGCACCACGACGATTCTCGGCATGGCCCCGTCGTCGAGCATCTACACGCTCACGCGCGACATCTTCGCGTCGACGATGGTGGTCAACGCCGGCGTCACGATCCAGACCGCCGGCTTCCGCATCTTCGCCAACGTCAGCCTCAAGCTCATCGCCACCGCCATCATCGACAACAGCGGCGGCAACGGCGCGGCGGGCGGCGGCGGCTCGGCGGCGGCCGGCACGGCGGGCCCGGCGGGATCGCTCAAGGGCGGCTTCGCCGGCGGCGCCGGCGGCACCGGGGCGAGCGGCGCG